TTACCATCAATATATTGAAATGAATTTGAAATTATTAAGCTTCCAGATAAGCTAGCTGTTTGTTCGGTTATATTTAATATATCACCTGCAATTAACGAACCAGTTACTATTAAATCGCCTCTAAATATACCGGAACCTATGACATCAAATTGTGATGTAGGATGTTGATTATTTATACCAACATAAGACCCACTTTGGTAAATATTGGAAACCTCGTATATATTTAAAGACTTACTTATCGCAGTATCTATTTGTAAACCTGTCCATTTACTTATGTATTTTGCCATTATTAATTCCTATATCTGTTGATTTGTTGGGTTGTTTGGATCATCAACCTTAAAATATTCTTCATCAAGTGTAATAAATGTAGAATCCGTACTGATTTTCTTTTCTTTTTCAACATCGTTTACTATCATCTTAGTAAATACTGGTTTTTCTACTTGTGATGTTTCTGCTGCCAATTCACTTGTTAATATAATTTTTGCAGGACTCACAAATACATTTGACGTGTTTTTAACTCCTACGTATTCTGGAATTATATATCCATAAACACTCATATTAAACGTTGATAATACTGCTCTGTTTTCACCCTCAGATAATTCAATAGTTTTATCCATAGAATCATATGATGTTCTAAATTTATAATTTTCTCCACCCCAATATGCATTTTCTGCATATATAAATCTTTCAAGTAAAAAATTCATGTGTTTTAAAAATCCTGTCCATATTTTCACTTCATATGATACTACAACATAATCAGGAACTGTTGTATAAAAATATTTTACAGGTGGTTTATATTGAGTAGTCGCAGCATATGAATCATATCTATTACTTTTATCCCACTGTGTTATAACTGTTCTAACCATATTACCATCTAACTTATCAATTGGCATATTAGTTTGTTTAGTTATACTAGTATTTTTAATTACAATTGATGGTACCATCAATTGATTACTTTTCGCATCTCTAAACCAATTATGTGCTTGGATATTTTTCCAAATCTGTGGAGTAGCATAATATACTGGAACTTCTCTAAGTATTCCATTTTCGATTATGGTAGGTTTAATTGTATCTTTTATATAAGTTAAAATAGCAGTATCAATATTTTGAATACTAATTTTTGGTATGCTAATTCTATCTATATCTCTTCTATATTGGTTTTCTCTTTTTTCAATCATTATTGTAATCTCTCTGTTATATTAATGAATGAAGTATTTGTCAATTGTGCAGTAATAATATATGACCAATTATAATCATCTTCTTTTCTTCCTGCAATATATTGATTTTCATTTGTATTACTTATTTCGTAATAAAATCCATTCCACCACACAATATCACCAACTTCTGGTATTATGTTTTTTTCAACTGCATGTAATCTATTAATGGATGCAACAAATGATTGAATAGTTGTAACACCTTGATCTAAAAACTTACTATCCTGTGAAGACCTGTCAATTATACAGTTAATTGTAATTCCAGAGTAATATGATCTATCAACTGATTCACCATAAATATCTTCTGGGTTTGAATCTTCGGGTATACTTTTGAAAATGGATATTTCAGTTTCAATTACATCATTTATTAATTCTCTATTTATAGACTGAAAGAATTTAACGTCATTTGCTGATATAAATCTTGACATATAATTACATTACAAATATTCCAAGAGGTATCTTGGATAAAATTTTCTGAATATTTTCGTCTTCTTCTTGTTTATTTGCAAGTTGATTTTTCTTACCACTTTTTTCTAACATATCTCTTAATTCCTCAATTAATGCAGTTCTTTCTGTTGTACCTTCATTACGCAAAGATTCACCATCTAAACTAACTTCAGAACCAGGTATTGGTATATTGGTAAATTTAGCTCTAATACCACCCATTGTAATTTTACATAATGCTAAAAAATATCTTCTAATCCATTGTCGACCAACTGAATTGATATTAGAATAAATAATATTTTGATATGGAATATCTGCTGGATCTGTTATTTTTCCTTCACCTACACTTCCACTTGTATAAGCAATATCACTTTCGTTTTTAACTACATAATGAAACCAAAGTGGAAAATCCTGTTTAGGTATAGGAAATATTCTTAATTGATTATTTATAATTTCAAATGTATATGCACTTCTTCTAATTTGATCATTAAATTCAATTGCTTGCATTCTTAATACATCTTCATATACAGGTCTAAGAATATATGATGTTCCTGGATATCCAAGTGAACCACCACCGGATAATCCATTCAGGTTACCTATACCACTTATACCAATTGGTGAACTAATACCCATTGGATCAAATTGACGTAGTTGCGCTGGTTCTCTATCGTGAAATATTCTTTTAATTCTTATTGAATTACCGGATTCAGATGCTGCTGCAAATAAAGTATTTAAGTCATATACTTGTGTACCACTTGTAAGCATGATACTTCCTGTTTTCCAGGATACATCACCACCTGCCCCAACTTCTGCACCGTATGCATCTACAAGTTTAATTATTCTTCCTAATCCACCTCGAATTTCTCTACCGGTTAAATTTACATTTTTAGAACTACCTTGTAATAAAAACATATATTCTTTTATATTATTTGCATTTACCATCGCACTATATTCATTAACAGCTTCTTCAAATGCAGATATAAAATTTGAATTTGTCAATTCAACATCATTAACTGGATATCCTAATCTAGATGCTGCCCATTTTGTAGATGCAATAGATTCACTTATGAAATTCACATCTGAATTATAGAATCCAAAATTTGTGTATTGACTAACTTCTGCTAATGATGCGCTTCCAGGCCAAATATTATAATTTGCCATTTATATTCTCCAAATTATTTATATTCACATTAATACCTTTGTGTTGCATAAAATTTTTATAATCTGTTATCATTTAGAAGCATCTGTTTTAATGTTGTATATATAAATTAATAAAATTATAAGTACTTATGTTAGACCAACTGGTATCATTAATACAGTTTATTTCTACTATATTTATTATTTACTATAAATATAAAAAATCTATAAATTTGATGATAAATAAGAGGTAGATTCTTTTAAAATGAAAAGACTAGTATCTCTACTAGCCTTTATGTTTATAAATTATGTGAGTATTTTATTTCGTATACACATAAAATAGTTCTGTATTTTGTTGGGTTTGAAATGGGTGTTTACTCATTTCTATAGAAAATGTATTTATGTGTTTATATGAATTATAATTAACAAAGTCATTGTTTAGGATATGTGAATATTTTTGAGATATATTAATACATATGACATTACAATCTAATTTAAAAATATTGTTAATAAATTTGGAAATAAATAATTCTTTTGACACATATATTTTCTCAATATCTATATCATTATATTTTTCTAAATCATAATACGGAATTGAAGTAAACATTAAATTATATTTTTTATTATATAATTCTAATACATTTTCAAACATATTATTAATATATGTTACATTTTTAATGCCTAAATGATTACACATATGTTGTGTATTAATGCAATTATATTTATTTGCGTCTACATATGTATAATCATAATTTTTATATCCATTTAAAAATTTATTAAATCCTAATATTCGACCACCAAACCCACCACATATGTCTAATATAGATAGATGATTAGTTTTTGTTAATAATTTTTTATATATCCATTCTGCCCACTGTTCAGGAAAAACTGATATTGAATATCTTTCACTTTTTATTTGAGAAATTAAAGTGGTACCATTAATTTGAATATTTTTTTTAGCAATATTATTTAATATTGTTTTTAATGTAGTTTTATAATTTATCGCATTATTGGGTGAAAATCTAGCAATTTTCCATTTACAATCCCAATAATTATCATAATAACCCAACGTTGTGTATGGTGTAGTATTAAATTTTCTATTCGACACATAATTTAATTTAATAAAGTCTTCATCAATATGTTTTGATACATCATTTTTAGGTATTGATATATATAATTTTGAATGAATTAACATTTGAGTCATTTGCTCTATTGCGTATGTGTTATATGGTTGTATATCAAGGTTAATATCATATATATTTAAAGTAGGAATATTTTCTTTCCACATTGCACATATATCCGTTAAATCTATATATAAAAATGTAGCATTATTATTATTACACCATTCCTTTGCAAGTTGTAATTTCCAACCATACCCGTATTTTTCTTTATATCCTTTATATCTATCTATTTCTACTAAATATTTTTTATTATTTTCTTCATAATAAAAATCAGGTATATATCTTTTATTATTAGATTTTAAATAAAATGGTTGATATTGTACCAATGTTACGTTTGGATTAATATCTAAATACAATGCAAACTTAAATTCATATGATGACATTAAATGAAGTAATTTTCCAGCCTTTACAGAATTAAATTTTATTTTAGTAGACATAAATTCACCATTAATATATTTTTCACTTATAATTTTTGACATTTTATTTTTATATTCTGTACTACGTTTTATTCCTTTGAGTGCATTCGAAATATGTTCATTATGAATTGAAGTATTTTTATATAATTTCATATTATTTATTCTTGAATTTCTTATATCTTTATCTAACCATGAATTTTTAGTAGATATAGATTTTTTTTCTTTTTCTTCTTTAGATATAATTCTGTCTGTCATATAATGCGCATTAGATTTACCCAAATCTGACATTTTTATTTTATATTCAGGTGAATTTAATTTACATTTATTACTACAATAAATTAATTCACTTGGTGAATTTAGTATCTTAGCCCTTCCTCTTCCAAATATTATATTAATATCTGTATGACATACTTTACATTTTGGTATTGTTAACATATTGTTATCTAATAACCATTTAATGTAATCTATGTGGTGTGTTGTAGTAAAATGATATGATAATGATTTGTTTGTTTTAAATTGTTTTTGACACAATTTACAGATTTCCATAAAATTCTAACCTTTGTATTTAATATGTTCATTACATATAAATATGTATGAAGTGATGATAAATAACTATTCCGTAAAATTATAACCTATTATCTAGTTTGTAGGTTAGAGAAATAAAAAAGGGTAGTATTTCTACTACCCTTAAGTTATTTGTTTATATTAACTTATAACACTTACACATAGTTAAGATCTGCTACTATGATACGACCATAAAATTCAGGTCTAATCATTTTTTTAGCATAACGAGTCATTACACCTTTTCTAGGAGTAAAGTTATCGTAATCATAAACTACAGGCGTGCTGATCAAAGGTACATAAGGCGCATAAACGGCACCTGATTCCAAGAATGAACCACCTTTATAACCAAGTAATATTACATTACTAGTCATATATGGATTCTTGTAAATGGTGTATCTATTTGCAAATGAACCGGCTTTTGTAACACCCATTGCGAATGTCATTTTGTCGCCATCAGTATCAACCATATATCCAGGAATTGATTCAAGAATAGTTGCTACATCAGGGGATACTACAGCAAAGTTAGCACCACCACGAAGAGTTTTCTTATGAATAGTGTTACTTACTTTTTGTAATTTAGTACCAAGTGTTTGGAACCAAGTTGATTTCGTATAAGCTTGATTGTTCACAGCTGTTTGATTAAATACATTAGTAGTAGCATCATATTCGAAACCTACACGTGCTGACCAAACTTCAGTTGTATCTGCATTTTGGATAAGCATATCTTGAATTTCAAGATCGATTTCCATGGTAATGTATTCACTTAACATACTTGTTAATTCTGCTTCAGCATCGATTGAGTGATATGCGCTCAAATCTTGTGTTAATTCAGGAGTCCAAACTGCTTTCAACTTACGAGTTTTAGCAACAATTGGTTCTGATTTTAACACAATGTCGATTTCAGGAATATCAAGTGATTGATAAGAACCTGAGAACGATTGATCTTCAAAATCACCTCTAGCATCTGCAGTTGGTTGTTTATGATAATAAACATTAAATGCATTCAATGCACCAAAAGCAGCAGATTGACTTACAATAAATGTTACCAAATACTGTGTACCACTTTGTGCAGCTGAAGTATATTCAGGGAAATAAACAAGTTCAGTTGAACCTGAAGTAAGTTTGAATGCTCTAACACCTTGTTCATCGATATCACCGTTCATTGTTACTGTAACTTTTTTCATATTACCACTAACAACTGAAGCTGAAAGATCAGTATTATAATTACATTCTGCCCATGACGCACTTGCTTGAGTACCTGTTAATGAACTTGTTACAAAGTTATTAATAGAATATCCAAAACGACCTGCACCATAAAGACCACCTGAAGCATCAGTAGTTCTACCGAATAAACCAGGAGTACCGTTTGATGCAGAATCACCACCATATATTGAATGATTAAATTTAAATCCAGGTTGATTACCTGAACCATATTTGAAATCTAAGAAAAATACTAGGCCTGAAGGTAAATTCATAGGTTGAACAGAAACAAATTCCTTTGCTGCGGTTTCACCAAAGATTCTACGAACAAGTGCTAATGCGATAGGTGACCATTCTTCGGCACCATCACCAGACACTCTTGATGATTCTTTAATTAATTGACGTGCTTGGTTTTCCAAAAGGACAGCCATACCACGAATTTCTGTTTCATTTTTTAAGCCCTCTAACAGTCTTGTAGGCTCCCATTTTCCAACTAATTTTCTGGTTTCATTTAGAAGAACCTCTTGAGGATTTCTACCATTTAATAGTTGTTGAACATTAAGATTTTTCATCTATATTTTCTCCAGTTACTTTTTTTTATTAAGATTAGCTAATGTAGCAAGTCTATTTGTAAATTTAGTACCTTCAGTCAATACTGTAGTTGCATTAAATAATGAATCACTTAATATTGATTTACTAGCACCACCTTTTACTTCATTTATATTTTTAATAGACTTTACAGTTTTAGATACAGCAACTTTAGGTGCAGATCCACCTCTATATGATTCAGCGAGTGTAGCATATATAAGTTTTACTTCACGTATAGTTTTTGCTCTATCAAATGTTTCAATCACTTTCATTTTTGAAGTATTAGAAAGATTATATTTCTTAAACAACTTGGTAGTATGAGCTAATTTATAATTGAATAGATTCAATTCTTCAATTTGTTCAACCAATTTATTAATTACTTTATTTCTTTTTGCAACTTCAACTTTAAGTTTTTGATTTTGTGATTTTAATGATTCAAGTTTAGGTTCAGGTATTTTATCTTCTGGATCATCATCCTCGGGAATTATATCACCTTCATCATCATCTATACCTTCGTCAGTTAAATCAACGTCAATTTCTTCATCATCATCTGAATTTTCAATTCCGTCAATCTCTTCAAGTTCAGGAGCAACCTTAGAGTCATCTTCAAATTCGTCATCAGCTGAAACTTCTGTTTCAGAAAGTTCAGTCTCATCGTCTTCAAGTTCATCATTTTCGTCGTCTAATTCTCTGATAATGTTTTCTAATTCAGTATCTACACCTTCATCATCTGAAGTTGTATCTACTTTTTCAGCACCTTCAGCTTTAAAGTCGTCTGTCACATCAGTATCATCTTTAGGTTGACTTTCATCTTCCTCAGTGATTTCTTCTTGATCAGGATCCTCTTCAAAACTTTCAGATTTGAAATCAACTGTATCGTCGGTATCATCTACAGATTGGCTTTCATCTTCTTCTGTAAATGTTTCATCTTCATCATCTGTTGATTCTAAGTTGTCTGGATCTTCGTCTTCCATTTCTGATTTAAGTTTATTACTTAAGATACCTTCAACTTTGTCATCTAAAGACTCAATTAACATAGTCTTTGCATTTTCGATAGCAACGTTTCTAAGAACCTTAGCACGTGCTACCGCATTTTTTAAAATATCACTCATTTGTATCTCCAATTATTAAAATTTTGGATTAAACTCATTAAGGAGTTTAATAAGATTTGTTATGTTTGTGGACGTTATATAAGAATAACGTATTTAGTGTTTATATATATAGAAAATTTAAAGAAAAATTCAGTTTTTCTAAAAATATTTTCAATAATTATATAATTCTTAAAATTGCTACTATTACAGCTATAGTTACTGGAATTAACCCACCAACCAAACCCCATACACCAGATTTAACTTTAAGCATACTAATTTCTACTCGTATAAGTGTTAACTCTTTATTAATTTCGTTTAATAAATTGTCATGATCTTCTAATTTATTTAAAACTAATCGTGCATATGTATCCCATCCTTCTGAATTAAAATGTGGTGTGGGTGTAAGTGAAGGCATATTTATTCCTTATTGTATATATGATTTGTCGATAATTGATTTGAATTAACAGCAGATAAAATACTATCAACTTTTAATTGGTTATGTAATTCTTTTAACTTATACGTCATTTCTTCTGTATCTTTAATTTTATCAGAGATATAACGTATTCGTCTATTTATTATATAATTAACTATTGTTTTTAACATTATTTAAAAATTTGTTCCTAGCAACTGCTTTTGAATGTTTAAGTTTACGTTTAATACTAGGTTTTATGAAATATTGTCTTTCGTTTATTTCTATCATTAACCTAGAATCTTTAATTTTTTTTTTAAATAAATTTAATGCTCTATCTACATTTAATTTAATATCATCATTATATTTTTTATCATTTGAACTGAATTTACTTTGTCTAACTTTAACAGTTATACCGGACATATTAACCTCATTATTTATTGAAAATTACTATTATATATATTAGTTATCGATATTTTTATCTAATTTGTACTATTGTTTAATTTTGTACTTAAAGTTGTTGTTCCTTTTTTCTCATATGCCTTAACACCTAAGGTTCCAAGCAACCCACCCAATAAAATTCCAGCGTATTGTATAATTAAATCTTTATAATATATTAATACTACACTAAATCCATATACTAAAGATATAGAAAATACAAATCCGCTCCAAACCGCGATTAATCTAGTTGATGATATATTATTATTAAATGTAATTGCTTTAACAAAAAAATTACCTATTTTATTGAATATATTTATCATATTTAACTTACCTTATTAGTTTTAATATCGAAATACCTACCTAAAATGTGACCCATATCTTCATATAAAGATAACATTCTATCTTGTAAAAGTTTTGCATCTTTTGCTGATGAATTAAAAAGTTCATTTATCTTTTTTAATTCTTTCATATTTCTATTAATTGTTATAGTATCAAACCATTCATCAGTTTCATTTAATGCTAAACTTTGTGCAGTATCAGCAATTGTACATAACTCATTGGCCATTTGAACTAAATCTGTTTCAGTTTTTAATTTATTCCTATATGAATTATAATTAGAAACTGTTTCTAAAAATTGTTTCTTCTGGTCAGGTGTTAGTATTTGAGCTTCTTTTTTTTCTTGCTCTTCTTTAATTAACTTACTTATGATAATTTGAGTCATACGTCTCCTTTACTTAACAAACTATAAAACATTATAATATTTAGTAGGTTTCATAAAATATTGTGGTAATTTAGGAATTACAAATGTTCTTACTCTTTTACTATCAGCTTGACCAAGTATTTGGTGCGCTTTTGATATATTTACATATTTTAAAATTCCAGGAATTGTTTTTACAACTTTTATAAATTCTTTAAGATTTGGAAATTTTTCACCATGCCACGAGTTAAAATTAAATTCTACTCTGTTATCATATTCATATCCTAAACCTACCTTAAATCCCTGACCCATAGCTTTAGCTAATAATTTTACAGTATTATTTTGATCGAAAACCCAACCAGTCGTAGGTTTATCTTCTAATACTAAATAACGTTTTAGTTCTGTTAATATAATTTGTTTTAATTCTGATTTTTTCATATAGTTGCCTTATTTTATTGATTATTTTTTTTAATTCTAACATTTCAGATTTTATTTTAAAAATGTTAGTTTATAAATTGTACTATCTAATAGAGTTACTATTGCATCAATATTATTTTGAATATTGGTATCTTGAGGTAATTGTTTTCTAGCTACTTCTACGAATTTTAATATTGATTTCAAATATGTTAATATAGCTTCAGGGGTATCCATATCTTTAATACCAATTATTTTATACCCTTTTACAATTCCGTATTTACCTTGATACTCTTCTACTAAACCGTCAATTAATCCAACGATACCATCATAATATGCATTAAGAGCCATATGTGCAGCATAAGATTGTACTTGTAAATGTGCTATATGCATTTGTGTTCTTGATGTTAATAATATTCCAGCAAATTTATTCATTTATTTTCTCCATTTATTGCAATTACAGTTTCAATTTCGCTACTATACTTAAAATACTATATCGATATAAGTTATTAGTTACGTAATAATTTATTATACTACTCTACGTTTATTTTTAATTAAAATATCTGCACACTTTTACATAGCATCTTATCAGTACTAAATATAATAGATTTTGGATTTAATAATTGACCTGAGCGATTATATCTAAGCGCACCTTTAGCGCCACACTCTTCACGTGTATCGTATATAGATTCTAATATAACAGATGTAATTATTTGTTTTAATTCTGATTTTTTCATTATATTATCTTATTAAAAGTCTTTAAATTTATTAAATTTACTATATGCCATAGCTTTTATTAAATTATATTCCAAATTAAAGATATATTGCTATTAGCAAATATTTTTTCTATTTTTTCTCTTGCTATTTCAACTGATCTTTTGTCTTTAGTATACCAAATTTTTCGTATATTATCAAAATAAAATTTTTCACTTTTTTCACCAGTATTACTTGATGATTCATTTAATTTAGAATTCATTTCTTTAAATACACCACTTACACCTACAGGTACACCAAAAAATCCCCATACTATTGGAGCATTATCTGCTTCCCATGCTTTCACACGTTGGATCTTAATTCGCATTATTATTTCCTATTTAAGTCTATTAAAATTTCTGTTATTAAGCAGTCTACTTTATTACGACACACTGCTTTTTCATTAAGTGGTTGTTTCTTAGTAGATTCATTTATTTTATTCATAAATGCACCTTGTGTAGATGGATTAGAAACAAAGTCCCATCCAATTAAATCAAAATCTTCTAATACTTCAACACCACCCGTCGCCAGTTCTCTAACACTACCTGTACCTCGTGATGATATACCAAGTTTAATTTTGGCTTCAAATAGTTTACGTAATATATTACCACTTGGTGTATCCAAAATTTCTACCTTACCATATAAATCATCACCCTTCCACCAAATTTCCGTGAATACGTGAGATACATTCGCGAGTGTTATAATTTCAGAATCTGGATGGTCTAATTCACCTAAAGATCTTCTTTCTTTAATTAAAATTAAATAATCTTGTACAACTCTTTCTAAAATTGATCTAGGATATACTCTACCATTTTGATTTTTGGTATTAGCCCGTTGTATAATACCACTAACAATTAATTTTTTGCCAATAGTACTAGTACCTTCTAATACCATACTAGTAGGAGAAAAATTACTACATTCAATTAAAAGTTTTTTCATTTGTTTCCTTACTTAAAAACATATTCAACTAATACTTTATTAGCATCTATGCGTTTATACATCCATTTAGATGATAAGCTTAACACTTTACCATTTGTATCGATTATTTTACCAGGTAAAATGTCATCTAAACATATTAATAACATTTTACATCTATTATCTATTAAATCAAATCTTGAACCTTCTAATAGAAGACCTTTATTTTTTAAAGTATTTATAATTCTATTAGACAATAATTCAGTTTGAATGTCTTCAAATGATCTAATTTTATCTAAACCTTCTATTTTTTCTTCTACTATTTCATCTTTTATTTCATCTAAATAATTCAAATTAACCTTTTAGTTTTCTAATATATCACTAACATTCGAAAAGGTATATTAATCATTTTTACCACCTTTATCAAATACAACAATAAATCTTCACTCTTAATCGACAATTTATTTAACAAACCTATAACATAACTACTAGTACTTTCATTTAAAATACTAATTTGTAAATTTTTTCTAAGTTCACTTAAAAATTTATTATTTATATCTTTCATTATTTAATTGTCTGCATTTTATTGATGATTCTATAAATTTGTTCACCAATTCGTTTAAGATTATTATTAGTTCTTTTATAAAAATCAGACGATTTAAGTCCTACTGTTTCTTTAAATACTTTAGATTGATCTATCATTTTTTCTACCTCACTCAATTTATATCTAATTTCTTTAACACAATTCGCGATATGTTTTTTAGGTGAAATTTCAGGAGTAACTTCTTCTTTAACTATTACTACACCGTTTTTTTCAATTGATTTTTTTTTACGAGGATTTAACTCACGTTTAGAAAATGCAAACGGAGTTTGATAACTATCACCACCCGATAGTCCACCTACCGATGATGTTTCATCTAAATCAGTTTCATTTTTTTCTGCATCCCAACCTCTGTCTACATAATTAAAAAATTCAGTTTTTTTATAATCATCTAATTCAGAAGGTGATTTAATATTAAACTTTTTTAATGCAGCTTTAAAATATGTGTCATATTCAGGACTCGATTTACTAATTGATTTTTCGGTTAATACGTCTTTTAATTTAATTGTTTTCATTTTATTTACATCCGCAATTGTGTTTTTTTAAATTTGATTGTATTTCTTCTATTAAAGAATAAACTTTTAATAATGCAATAAACTGGTCATCATTAATAGATTTTGCATTTTTAAGTCTATCTATACCCTTAGTTAATTCAACTAATTTTATTCTTATAGGAATATCTTGAATTAATTTACTTAAATTTGTCATTTCAGTAACTATAATCGGAATACATTTATATACAGAATCCATAAACGAATTTGTATTAGTAATTCCATTTATATAATTCCTTATTAACATTTTTTGAGATTCATTTAATTTATTACTAAAATTCTTATTAAAATCATCTATGATAATCTTTTGAGTTAATAATCTAATAGACATATTTTCTTTAGCCAATATATCCGATATATTAGATATATTAGATTTAACTTTTTCTTTTTTAACATTTTTACGAGTAAGATGCTCAACGATTTTAAACTTACAATCAATTAGGTCATGTATATTTTTGTATTGTGATTCTGTGAGTGTGCTATATTCAAATAATTTATAGATAGAAGCGTATGTCGCATAATTATCAATTCTAGATTTGAAAAATGAATCAATATTAAAATTTTCAGATATTTTTCTAATTATATTATATTTTTCTTTTCTAAGTTTAGTATGATTAATAGTGTGGCGAGCTTCAACTATTATATCAACATAATTAGCTGCTTTAATTTCTGAAACAAAATTACTTTTTATTAGTTTTTGATATAAATCTAACTCTTTTCTAAGTTCTGAATCTTTAAAAAAAAATTCTTTAATAATTGTAGCACTAACTGAAGATTTTTTATCCTCTAATACATCGGCAGTAAGTTGTCTAGCTAACAATTCGAACAATAAACCTACATTTTTAATTTTGTTGTGCTTTATGTTCTTACTTAACATTTGTAATCCTCAATTTTGTATAATATATAATATAGAACTTTTGAAAATTCTATTGAATATTAGTCATTTAATGCCTGTTCTATACTTCCGCCTAAAATTTCATTGTTTTCTTTCAATATACTAGACTTATTTAATATGTAATTTGATATTGAATTTATTTTACGCTTTGCATCTGAACTCATTGGACCAGCTTTAGTCTTATTTTCAGATGTATAAACATCAGTAGCTTTATGCATTGCAGTTTGACCTAATGGGTCTCTACCAAGTGGATGTTCATCTGTTCCATAACGTGTTTTGATTTCTTTAGGTCTACCCATTTGATTGCCTTTAGTGTCTTTATCTCCATTAAGTTCTTTATCAGCTACTAATGTACGCGCCGGATCATCAACTTCGTTATTGCCAGCGTGTGTAATTGTCTTCTTAGGGTCATTGCCCTGTTCTAAAATTTGTTGTAATCTATATTGAAATTTAGTATCTTCGACTAAATCTTCTTGGCATTCATTTCTTTCAGTTTCACTTAATCCAAATATTTTGCTATATATAAGTTTACTACCAAACATTTTTTGTTCTAACATCTGAGTAGAAACTTCTAATCTACTTTTCCAAATTTCCAGTTTTTCTTGTTCATATATAACCGACGGACTAGTTAATGTTAATTCAAAATTAGCTAAATCTTCGTTATTAAACCCTTGTAAAAACAAATGAACTATTGCCAAGTTTTTAAGTTCTGCCGCAATAATTTTTTGAATACGTTCTATTGTTCTAGCAAATCTAATATCTTCTTGAGATAATGTTGACTTAGAATTTATAGCTGCATCAAATCCTAGAAACGCCTTAGGAATACGTAGTGCAGACATCATTTTATTTTTTAGATATTCAACATCTTCTATAGCATTATATTCTAATCCTGGAAGGGTATCAATTTGAGTAGTGTCAGCTCCACCACGTGTAGGTATAAAGAAGTCTTCAGTTAGATTTTGCATATTATATTGGAGATTATAATCACCTGTAGTTTCATCAATATAAGGAACCTTCTTTATTTGGTCAGATATCTTTTGTATATAAAATTTTGCATCATCTTGTGATAAATTACCTATATCTATTTTAAACATTCTTTTCTGAGGTGCTCTAATGATTCTATGAATTAACATAGCATCTTCCATCAAAGTCAATTGCTTCCAAATTCGCCTTGCAGGCTCAATCATAGATTTACCATAAGGTAAAAAGTTTGAATCACTTAATAATCTAAAATGACTTATTTCATAATCTTCGTATACACCTTTTAATATAGGACCTTCAATTTTATAGTTTACCCCGTATGGATTATATTCACTAAGACCTTCTTGTCTTTCAATATAATATGGAGATATAGGAACTACTCGAACTATACCAATTTTTTCAGCTAAATCTAATTTTAAAAACATGTCACCATATTTTACTAAGTTTCTAGTCCAATGTAATAGATTAAAATCTATGTTTAATATATCATAAAATAAATTTTCTAAAATAGATTTAATTTCTTGGTCTTCACTTTTAATAGCAACAATCATTCCATTTTCATTTTTTACTGTTGCTTCTTCGGCGTATAAATCTAAAGCAGATGCGAGTATAGGATCTTGATCCATAAGTTCATATTCTCTAAAGAGTAATGAACGTTGTATAGGACTATTACCTGAATGATTCTGTGTATAACCACCGTATCCACCTTTCATTGTACTAAAAAATGCACTGTATTTGTGATTTAAATAATTGGTTGCTAGCATACCCATTGCTTGAGTATTATAAGTATCTATTACTTTAAATTTATTTTTACCAATTCTACGTACTGTTACGTCGGACGCAAATATTCTTTTTAGTCCTTTAAATACGTTTTCTATTAGTGTTTGGGTAGCCATTTAATTCTCACTATGTTGTTAATAATTTTATATTAGATACTATACTAGAGTCAATATTAATACCATTATTTAATAAATATAGAACAGCTTCTAAATATTTAGTTTTTTGCTTAGAACTAGGATTATCTTTTAGATTCTCGACCATATCTAATAATTTTACAGTTAATGCAACTTTACTTTTTTTAGCAAGATATAATACATATTCATTGTAATTTATACTAGGGTCATGTGATAATAATTTAACATATGACCAGATTATATTACCGAATCTGGATTTAATTGTATCTTCTACATATTTTTTATTTTTTGAATCTTCGTATGTGTCATGTAACAATGAGACCAATTGTATATCTTTATTGTAATTTTTTAATAATGATTGTTGAAATACTCTAAATGGATGTATAATATAAGGTTGTTTTGATACTTTACGTGTTTGACCCAAGTGCACCTGTTGAGCTAAGTCTTTTGCTTTATCTATTAATGATAATTCTTTTATTATACTTATCAAATTAATTCTCTCAAATCATAATTGCCCATTCCAATTTTCATATATCTAGAATTTTGTAAATACGTATATTGATTTATAGCATTTATTCCACTTCGTTCTACTTTAAATGTATCAAGTGAAATTTTTGTTAAATCTTTAGATTTTTCAAATAGTCTTAATGCTGTATCCCTTACCCATAACCCTATGGCCAATGCAATAACCAAGTCATCATTATAATTAGGTGATGCTTCAGGACGTCCATTTCTCCATACAAATGTTGTCAATTCATTTATTGTTCTAATTGATTTAATAGTGATAGTTCTTTCTGTAAAATATTGTTCCATTTTAGAAATAATTAAAGGTCTAGTTTTAAGAGATGTAGTAAAACCTGGGGTCGATTTTGTATTGTTACTATTAGTACGAATATATTTTGTTTCAACCTTTTTATCTATATATGTAGTACTGGAGTCACTGTAAAATAAATTTTTATAATTTCTGTCTATGACAACTTGGATTACAGACCAACCTATACTCGCATTTTCTATTACTAAAAGTGCGTCATTATATTTAGTTGCATATTCTACTAATAAATTTGCAAATTCTGTAGTACCTATTTTACCTTGATATTCTGCAACCTGAACCATACTTTCCAATTCTATAACATGAAATGTAGAATTATCTTTTCCATCTCCACGTGCCACATCAGCTACTATCATATACTTTTTAGTATAATCTGGAAATTCCCATAACCATACATTAGTATCAAACCCGGTTTTTTGTATCGGATCTTTACAGTGTGTCGTTCTATAAAATTCTAATAATTCTCCAGGAATTACAGTTTCACCTGATGCCAAGAATGACGCATCACATTCTTGTTTAGCTTTTTTATAACCTAATTCAATATCTTGAGTATCTCTCCACGCTTGATCACGCTCAGGATGTAATTTCCAATGAAGAGTAATAGGGTAAAAATTATTTTTATTTTCTTCTGCCATTGTAAATGTTTGATGATACCAATTACCTACACCATTTGGAGTAGATAAAATAATAATATCACCACCAGTAGATAGTGTAGGTTGTAATGATGTCCACAATTCATCCATACCATAAATGAATGCAGCCTCATCTACAATAAGTAAAGATACTGCTTCTGATCTACCTGAATCACTAGTGCTAGTACTTGCAAATATTTTAGAACCATTATCATATGTTAATCCAAGTTTATTATCTTCTATACATTTTCTTTTTAACCAACTTGGCAAGAGTTCATGCATTGTTCTAACCTTGGTAATAATATTTTTAGCTACACCTTGTTTAGTAGCAATAACTAAAATATTCTTATCGGGAAAAAACGTCATTAGCCAAAATGAATACGCAGCTGCCAATGTAGATAAACCCATTTGTCTATTTTTAAGAATTATATTTCTAGGATTATGAATAAATGCAGATAAGACGTTTTCTTGAAATTCATATAAATTAAATTTTATTTTGCCGCGTTGTGCATGTTGAATAAAACAATAATTTTTAATAAAATAGATAGGACTCTCTACACATTTTGTATATTCTTGTTTAATTAGTTCCCTATAATTTATATTAGTTGACATTACTATTCTCCGTCAACCTAAGATTTAATTCAATTAAATATTCATTTAAATCTGTTATATAACCTTCAATTTCTACAACTTGACTTTCAATAATTTCTTTCATTCCATCATAATCATCGTTTGTAAATTTTTGAATAGAACCATCTTCATTTACAACCTCATGACATTTCTTTAATCCGACCGTTAAGTAATCTATTGCCTCTTCTTTTACTTCGGCTAAAAATGATAATTTATTTTCTATTAATCGTGTTGTTTCAAATAATTCCCATTTCCCCTGAGTTCTAAGTTCTGTTTCTTGTTTAATAGCACACTCAAAACACATTTTACGCAATGAAAAAAATTTATCATCTAATCTATTTCTACCCATAAATTTATTACAATTAGGACAGAATGTTGGATTTATTTCTTTTCGCAAATTTTGAAATAATTTATGTCGTTTTTCTTTTTCTTCATTTTCTTCAACTGTATTAGGTTGCATTTCAGATGTATACATTGATACACTTAACCTAGGTGATTCACCATTTAGTACACTACGCACTGCGTCCATATTAATAGTACCCATTGGACGAGCAGATGATTTTTCTAAATTCTTTTTAGCAATTGCTTTTAACTCTTCAGTACTACGTTCATTAATTAAATTTTCTACACTCATATAAAACCTCTTATCCTTGTCTTTGATATTTTTTACATAATTTTTAGAATTTTTATTATAAGACATTTTAGTCTTAGTAAGTATTCTTCTTATCTTAATGTATCTGTGCGTGATCCATTTTTATTATTTAGTCATTATCTAAATTTTCCTATTCCCATTATTTGATTTAGAGGTGCAAACGCACCGGTTAATTTATAAAGTTTATTATTATACATGAATGTAATTCCTTCAGATGGTACCAATATATCTTCACCACCAAGTGAATTTAATCTATCCATTTGTTTATTAAGTAGTTCAATATCTTTAATGTCATTTGATGACTGTATCTTAGATATAGTAGAACTTAAGTCTGCCTTAATTTGTTTTAATGATGCGTCAGGATTTACTGTTAAAAACTCATTCATATTTTTTAATACTTGTACTGATAATTCTAAAAAGATTTGTTCAAATGGTTTAATATTATCTTTAAATTTACTTGAATATGAATTTTTATCAAATTCATTTACCCAAGATACAAATGATTCATTGTCTATTCTTTTCTTAATATCATTTATCTTTGCAGATTTATCAGCATATGCCCATCGTTTTATTAATAACATTAATACATTATTTGTTATTGAATATTTTAATTTTTTAGCTTCGTCATTTATAAAATTTTCCCACCATTTTTGATGATATAGCATTACAGGATCACTATCTTTAAGTTTAAATTGTTGTTGTAATTTATTCAACTTAGAAATAAAATATGTTTGCTGAGATGAAAAATTTTGTACTTTAGGTAATTTTAAATTATTAGGAGGTCTAATTTTAAATGTAGTTTGAACATCTGCATTAATTTGTTTAATCATTCCGGCCAATGTTGTAGCTTCAGATTTATCTGCATTAATAACATTACCTGCTTCATCGTATTCCATAGTACCATGAAATACTAGCATTGCTAGTCCATAGGGAATTACATTTGCGTTCGCCGGATAAATTACTTCAACACTCATAAACTTTTTACCATTTGCAAATATTTTATCTTTTTGTTTTTGAGATAATTTAGATACCGCAGCTTCTAAATCTCTAGTAGCTTCAGTAAATGCAGTTTGAATATTACCTCTACCCGCAAACATATTAGAAATACCCGATAAATCTAATGATGTTTTTCCAAAATTTTTCAAATGACCACCATTACGAGCAACTCTTAGTTTACCATCAATCCAAGAGAACATCAAATTTTGACCATCTGTTTTTTCTTGTGCTAATTCTAATTTACCTTGCAATGCGTTTTTAATCATTACTTTCATATCACCAAATGTAAGGTCCATATCTTCAAATGGATGTTTTAAATGTCCATACCCGCCACTACATAATAACAATATTTTATTATCTGGTGGATTTTTACTATCTTGAATATCCAAAATTAATTGTTTTAAAGTAATACTGTTTTTATTTCGTTTTTCTTCTGATACCAATTTAGAATTAGGATATTTTTCTTTATATTCTTGAATAGTTATATTATGTTTTGGAATGTGGTTTGTTAGTTGTTTATGTAATTCTCCGCATATCATACATCTAACAAATAAACCTTCTACAATTAAACTTTCTGATAATTTCTTTTTCATCATATTGTAAATGTTTAAATCAAATTTAGGATATAAATGTTTAAACATTTCCTTAGAAAAATTCTTTCTAACTTCTGTACCTGAAATTGTTTTACCTTTAAGCTTTAGCTGTAATTGTGGAACTATATAAACATAACCTTTATCTAAATAACCTTTATTTGCGATACCATCATATCTAACATAATATTTTCCACTTAATCGATCTACATCTTTTTCACCTATTGCAACAATAACCGCGGTCTTTTTAGGATCGAATTTATTTAATATTTCTTCAGGTTTATATGGATTTTTAACATTTATAACTTTATTAGAAGGTATACCAAACAACTTAGTTATAATTTCTTTTTTTTCATTAAATGTAAATGGAGACTTATCATTATCCGATTTATTAGATGTTGCGATATATACGTTATTTTTACCAAACTTAGATACTAAATCTTCATAAGCATATTGATGTCCTCTGTGATACGGTTGAAACCTACCACTATATATTACAACTTTATCTTTTATATTAGATTGTTCTTTTAAAAATATAGACAATACTTCATCTGCTATAAATCTTGAAATATCTCGTTTCATTTGTTTTCCATTTATTAATAAATATATGATTTAAGGATTTTAGTGTATTTACACAAGTCTTTCTACTGTAAGTGCGTATGTAATTGTACCACCTGCTCCTAGTCCAGCAGTTGTTAATGCTATATTAATATTATTTGTACCAATATGGTATACATTATATTGATATGTATAATAAAATCCAATACCATTTGATGTAGTTAGTGTTGCACCTGTCATCGTGTGTTGAGTTCCACTTGGATTATCATATGTGAGTGTACTATAAACCGTTCCTGTGCCGGACCCTAGTGCCAATACACCATAATAAATTGTAGTTCTATAAAACCCCGATGCAGTAGTAATATTTTGATTAAACGAAGATATAGCACCAGACCCGGTAGAAGAATAAATAATCGTAGGAACATTACTACCTGATATTTTTAGTGCTTTACACTCGAAATTTGAATCTGCTTTTAATATTCCTGACCCACTTTTATATAAATTAATATCTGTAGTTTCAAATATTAATTTTCCACGTGTTAATTTAACTTGTGCATTACTACCAGTATATTGAACCACTAATCCATTATCATACCCGATTGCAACTGCACTTGATGCAGATACAGGTTTAATATAAAAGTGTGTATTCCATCCATTAATACCACGAATATCATGTGTATAACACGTGTCTGTAGTTAGAGATGTAAATTTAGTATAGTCTATATTCATATTAATATATTGTGATGGGGATGATGCTATTAATATTCCTTTTTCACTTATCTCAACTAGGGGATTATAATATGATATATTAAAATTAGAAATATATGCTTGTATACCAACTAGGCTTTGTTGAATATTTCCAAATTCGAGATGTATAGTTGCAGTTGTTGACGATTTTGCAATATAGTGTATTAATATATTTATAGGATACCACTCTGGATTATCTGGATAATTTGGATTATCAAATTCGTATGTTATTGTATCTTGTAAAACTGAATTTTCATAAATAGTTATTAATAGTGGAAAAGGCAATGCCATATAATTGAGGTAATCACTTCCACTAATAAATATATTTGAAGATATATTGTATAATACATCTTTTTCTACTTGAATACCCGTTTCAGCATATTCGGGAGTTTGATTTGAACCATCTGCAACTTGTAGTTTTAAGTATTGTATTCCATCAATAGTAACAATACCTGACCCTGATGGGGGTCCTTGATTAACAATAGTAAAATTATTTACATTGTCGAATAGTACAGTAGGTATTAAGTTTTCAGGTATAGTCTGTTGTAAACTAGATGTGATATTTAAATAATTATTATATAAACTAGTGTCATTTATTAATAATCCTCCGACTTTACCACCTGAAAATAATACATTACTTCCGGTTATATCACCATTGCTCTTAACATTAAAATTTGAAGTTGATATAAACATATTTGATGTTGTATCATACCCGTCTATACTTGTTGGACTTCCACTTAAAAACAAGTGTGCTGAACCTATTGAATGGGATGATATAGTAAACCCACCAAAATAACCACTATCTGCTGTTATTGAACCTTTGACAATAACATCACCACTTGAAGATAAATGAAAATTACTACTACTTATTTCTATTAAACCACCACTTCCACTTATAAATTGTGTCGTCGATGATCCTACATAGAATGAGTCTGCAATTACTTCAAAAATAGAATGAGTATAATCTGCTTTAAATTTCATTCTACCGTAATTTGCTCCGGCGTTTAGTTCGATACCTACACCTTCATAATTATCATTAGATGAAAGTACAGTTGATAAATTTTTAGATCCACTATAAATAATAAATCCTGCCGGTGTAGAACCTTGGGTTGCAGTTGTATAACCATTGTATCCGATTGACCTTACATATCCGGAACCTTTGCCCGCCATTTCAATACCAGAATTAATTTCTGCTCCAATGAACATACTTCCAGATAATACATTATCATCTAATTCAATATATGTAGGATTATTGACAATTTTAATTACATTGGTTTGTATTTGAGTTTGAGATATTTCATTTTTTGAATTTAAAAATTGAATATCAAATTGTGAATAATCATTACGTTTATTAGATATATTTGGAATATAAATTTTAGTTGAATAAGGATTATAACCTAAATCACTTGAATACTTAAATGATATGTTAGCTATGTACCATTTTCCAGTTTTAATTATAAATACAGGTTTAAATGTACCTTGTTTATCAGTTATAACATTAAAATTCAAGTTACCGTAATTTTTTATTGTAGAACATTGTATTGAGCCTATTTTTTTACCATTTAAATCTGTATTATTAACTGCACTTCCAGATACATATATATCTATACTACTTATTAGTTGATTTGACGTTACTGGATCCATATCTATCCAATAGTCTGGCCACGAGTGACCTGTTCCAGGCTCTGAGCCATCTTGGGTTGAATTATGATTATTATAACAAATGTATGGTATGTTATAATTATATACTATATCGCCAATATAATATTGCCCTATACTTATATTCCATTCATTGTCTATCAATCTAGAATCTAATAGAGTTGCACAATCAAAATTTAAGGTATATTCAACATTGGCATCACTAGATATAGTTAAATTTGGATAAAATTTTGAAGTATTATCTATTGGTACATTCATCAATTCTACTGCACCGAATATTTGATTATTATCCAATTGAACTATAGGAGGAATTTGACCAATTGACATTACTTCATACTTACTCGATGTAACCCAGTTACTAATAGTATTATTTACTTTAAAGTTTCCAATATTTATTCTTTCAAATGAATTATCAATACTTAATAGTTCATAATTTTGTATTAAATAATCACCTAAATGTTGTTGGGTAATATCAGAATTAAGAATATTTTTATATATTCGTAATGTTTTAACTTCACCACTAAACGGAATTATATTTTTTATATCTAATTCTAAATATGACGCAGTATATATTGTAGAAGAACCGGTTGTATTATTTTCATATTTAATTTTATAATTGGGCATATTGGTAAAATTTAATATTTCACCTAAAGAACTGGTTGGAGGATTACTTACAGTAAATGTGTGCGAATTCTTAATATTTAAAATAGATGATGTATAATTATAAATCGTTGTATGATATATTTTATTTCCAAGTCTATAATCTCCGGTTATTTGGTTTATGTATAATATTGGATTTTCAAATGATGATGATAATTCATAACCCGAAGATAATGACATTTCGTATGGTAATGTTTTAATGTCAAATCCATTATCATTTGATAATACTGATATGTTCTTCCCACTAATTGTTCCACCTGAAAATTCTAAATCATTGAGTTTAGTAGTTTCGTAATTTACATATTTTCTAATAAATTCAGTTGCGGTTACAGTTGGATTAAATTCAAATTTAATTTGATTTACATTTGGAATATTTTTATCTAAATATAATTGAGTTTTATATTTTACATTATAGTTGTTAAACCACTCTGTTGGAACATCTTTAGATTTACCAAGTATGATTAAGTTGGCATTACCTTGTTCAGTATCATTTTGAACCCAAACTGAAATAATATTTGATGTAGATTCTATAGTAGACACAATATCATAAAATACGGGTTTACCTGCCGCATCTATTATTTCTATTTCTATTTCAGATAAATTTTGAAGTTCATCACTACCCTTTATTAAAAAATAACTCTTGCCAATTGGAAACACAGTTGGAATGTTAGTTATTTGAAATACAGAATTATCTGTGTCAATTTTATACACTTGGATATTATCTAGGTGTTGAATTGTTTTTTTACGTATTGTATTAGGCATTAGTTCTCATCTAGGTTTATATAAACACTTAATATATAAATATGTGAAAACTAAATTTTTAGATATGCTGTATTAAACTGTAATTGTCTTCTTTTTTAATATCTATCAGAACATCGGCTACGTCTTTAATTTGATCGACATGTGATATAATTAAAACAAAATCGAATTGGGTTTTAAGATAGTCCATTAACATAGATACAGAACCTAAGTTTTCTCTATCTAATGTTCCCCATCCTTCATCAATAATTAAGAAATTAGGTCTAGGTAAATTTGAAATATTAGTGAGAGCAACTCTGATTGCAATAGATGATATAAATTTCTCCATACCACCTGCTAATTCTAGCGGCCAATAATTATTTTCATCATATACTATGAACATATTAATGTTTTTAGAATCATCTAAGTTTATTACAATAGAAAATTCTACAATTTGACTTAAAATATTATTTATTTCATTTTCAATAACTGGTATAATTTTTTGAATTAATGTATATGGAATTCCATCACGTTTAATGCAATTAATATATCTCTTATAATGTTCTAGTTTAATATTATAATTCTTTAATTTATTAATATTATCTATAAACAAATGTTTATTAGATTTTTCTACTTCCATTTTACCATATATAGTTAATATTTCATGTCCGATTGATTCAAATAAAAGTTCTTCTTTTGATAACAATATCATATTCTCATCTATTTGGCATTGTATAGTTCTATTCTTTTCAATTGATATTTTATTGGATTCGTATTTTTTAATTTTTTCTTCAGTAGATATAATATTATTTTTTATAGATTCAATATTATTATTTATTTTTGATTCTATAAGTTCTAATTGATGTTTCTTTAATTCATAAGTTATATAATTTTGTTTCAATTTATTGTATTCTGAATATTTTTCTTTAATATGATAATTAGATGTAATAATTTCTTTCATTGCGTTTACATTAATTTTCAATACTTCATATTGGGTAGAATCTACTTCTATACTAGCTTTAGTTTCTATAGCATCTTTTACAAAAATATTATTCATACAAAATGTACAATCTGGGTCATACTCTAATTCGGTAAGTTTTTTCATTTTATCACGTTTAGTATTTAGAACATATTCTAAACTATTTAACTCAGATAATAATTTATCTTTATTAGTTACAGTTTTTATATAATCTGTATACATTGATTCAATATCAAGTGATTCATATAATAAAATATTTTCACGTAATTCAGACATCATATCTGTGTTAGATTTAATATTTGACTGATTATTACTTAATAATTCTTTTTGCTCATCTAAATCAGTTGTTAAATATAATAGTGTATTGTTTAATTCATCTATGTCTAAATTTTCATCTATTTCAATTAAATCGTATTTTAAAAAAGTAATTAAATTTCTAATCTCTGTTATATTTTCTGATATACGATCTCTTTTAAGATTAACATCTTTATATGTCTTAGATAAAATTTTAATTTCTTTATTTGTATTATTTAATCTACTATCCCAGTCGTCGAGCGATAATGATTTGATCAATGTAGTTAATTGTTTTATTTCATCTAGTGCAATTATACATAACTTATCAAATATACCTAACCCCATAAATTGTATAATTAGATCTTTTCTTTCAGAATGACCTTTGTCAATAAACCCAGATCCTTTATTCTGTGCACTTAGTGATGTTAACGTGAAATCTTCGTACGTACCAATTTTAGAAAAAATATATTTATTTGTATCCCATCTATTTTCTCCATTTAAAGATTTGACAATTTTACCATCCCCTGTAGTAAATTCTAGTTTATATTGAGGATCACCCTTTTTATTTTTGTGAACTTTACGAGTAATTGTATATTGAGTATTAGACAATTCAAAATCTAATTTGCACGTGAAATTATTTTTTTTATTATTTAATATATTAATAGGTTTAAAATCTCTTGCAGTTTTATCAAATAGACAGAATGATAAACTGTCAACAAATGAACTCTTGCCAGTTGAATTTGGTGCAAATAAACCTACAATACCTTTTAATTTTGAAAAATCTATTACATTATTCTCACCATACGAAAACATATTAGACCATTCAAATTTAATAGGATTCCACCTTGAATTACGTATTATATCTTCTACTTCAATTTTAGAATTAATTTCTATATTAATTTTTTTAACTTCTTCAATATCTTGTGTTGTTACTAATGGTTCATAAATTAAAATTTGTTCTATTAAATTATTTTGACAATTTATATCATGAACATCTGGTAATTCAAAAACTTCGCTTATATTTTTATCATTAAGAGTTTTATTAATTCGATTAATAGTAATTTCAATTGGATTATATTTTTGTTTAATTTCAACTATAAGTTCGTTTAATTTCGTAGTATTTACATCGTAAGCTTTAATCCTAAGTCTACACTTTTTAGGCATATCTGAAGCTTTATCGATGGTTGTAGTATCACCATTTAGTTCTAAGGTATAATAACCATAATCATTAGGTATCTTAATAAAAGATGATGATTTAACATTTAAATCCCATAGAATATATCCATGCTCAGTAACTGATTCTCCATGATTCTGCTGTATAAGACTTCCACAATACGCCATTGTTTTTCCAAAGAATTGCATTTTATGAATATCACCCAACAAAGTTAAATCGAAACCTCTGAACATAGAAACTCCAGTATTTGATTTCAATTTGAAATTAAAATCATTAACTGAATTATTTATTGCACCGTGAAATAGTGCAATTTTAGTACCATCACTCGGCATATCTTTCGCTAAAATGTACTTATCTTCAGAATCAAATACTGACATATTAGAAAAATATAAGTTTGCAAATGAATATATTCCACTTTCTTTTAGATAATGTAGTCGTGGTAAATTTAATGATGTTACAACTGGACTTAGTGTATCTAATCTATTTAGATTATTTAAATTACCATCATGATTTCCAGGAACTAATATTACTGTACAAAGATTAGATAAATCAACTAAAAATTCCGATAATATAGATACTAATTCTGGAGACATTTCAGTTTTTGCGTGAACTATATCCCCTACTAGTGTTATTATGGAATCTACGGTTGTGTTTTTAGAAATTGATTTATATAATCTATTAAATACTTCTCTATATTCCTGATGTCGTTTATATGGCCGAATATGTACATCGGCAATATGAACTATTTTATCTACATTCTTGATTTGAGTATTTATATTGTGTATTGTCATATTTTCATTTTTAATCTAATTAAATCTTCAAAGTGCATGGGTGTTGCATTATTATATAGTTCTATAAACTTTTTAAATCCTAATTCAGATGGGTCCTTTTTATCCATATTTATAAATTTAACAGAAATTCCATTTGATATAAATTTTTCTATATATTTAAGTGACGTATTAATAATATCCATATCTAATGCTAAAATAACCTCTTTTACATTTTCCTTTATAATTTTTTTATTCAACGCACTTGAAAGTGAATTACCTAATAACGGTATTGAATTTCGTTTGGCCGAAATTGCATCAAATACACCTTCACAGATTAGTATGGGCATTTTCCAGTTTACAAATAAATCGAATATAATTATATCATCTTTATTTATTTTAGGATTTTTATATTTTAATTTTATACTATCATAATATGTTCTAGATACAAAATAATTTAATTTACCTATATCATCATAAGATGGGATTATTAATCTATGAGCATACTCTCCTGATTCACAATATCCAATATTATATTTAATTATATCAGAAAAACTTAAACCTCTGTTTGCAATATATTTTAGTGCGTCATGATATTCAGATGAACTTTTGTATTCATATAATGGATGAAAGTGAGATGGTAAATTAACAGTAATTGTTTTATCTTCAACTTCATCTGAAAATAAATCTTTCGATAAATCTTTTTTAACTAATAACGTTCCTGTATCTAATTGTTTAGATAAATTATTTATATCGTCTTTTGATGCTTTAAGTCTATATAAAAGAGATACTAGGTTTTTTCCACCCATTTTATTTTCATCTTTACATATCCAACATCTCCACCAACCGTACCTCTCATGATTTGGGTTTAAGTTAACAACTAATTTTTTTTTATGTTTTTCATTTTTACAAACTGGACACCAAAATGCCGCGTCATCTTTAATAATGTCAGCTGATTGACCTAAAACTTTTTCTAGTATATTGAGTATATTTAATTGCAAAAATAACCGTTCAATTTATTATAAATATAATACAAAAATCTATAAATTAAATAATTAATTATAAAAATTATAATTTCTGTTCATTTGATTGATATGACACCAATCAAATCTTTCTGAAACAATTAATGTTTCAAATAACGGATTATAATCACCCACAAATTGTTTGTAAATGTTTATTGCACCATTAATGTCTCGATTTATATTGTTTCCACAATCACAAATATCAAGTTCCTTTATTATATGTATTAAAGTTTTAAGAAAAATGTTGATTTGGTAAAATATTTTGAAAAATAAATTTTAATTATAGAACAATACTTTAATTATATTTATTATGAAATATTATTGATAATTTTATTAAGTAGTTATCAACAAATAATTTTTTACTAATTCTAATAACTTATCAAATTTCATACAACTATAAATTGAATTTTTATATGGAAAATTAAATACAAATTCTTCTTTATTGAATGAATCTATTTCTTTCCATATATTAATTTTCGGTGAAAATGTTGTTCTGTGTAATGGTATAAATTCTTGTAAATTAATTTTAAGTCTAGGTAATAATAAACCAGATTTAAATATTGCATAAATAGGTTTATGATTTTTCTTTATAATTAATACTGGAATAATTCCTACTCTACTATTATATTCACTTTGATCTATTGATTTTTGTAAATTTACATTTTCTTGATTTTTACATTCTACTGAAAATGGAAACAATTTTCTGGCAGCAGGTGAAAATAAAATATCTTCACCTGAACAACCCATCGATGTTGATCTTACATCGTCGTCTTCTAATGTTGTCCATGTTTCTAAAATTAATTGTTTAACTTTCTTTTGGAGGTTTCTCCCTTTGGCCTTTGCACTGTGGATATTCATAATCTTTTCTTTTATTATGTATCAAATTTTATTATAAATGTTGTATCTAAATCGTAGTTACGTCTATAAGGTCGAGGTAGTTTAGCTACCATTAATAATTCATTTAGACTATTATATAAACCTATAGTAGTAATGAGTGGTGATTCTAAAGATGATGTAAACATTGGTAAATAATTATCATTACTTCCACTAATTGCGGTCGGATTCATAGTATAATTAAACTCAGATGAATTAATAATACATGAATACTCATGTTCTGTTATTTCAAATGTAGATTTAAATTGTATTTCATATGTTTCAAATGTAGATGCATAGCTTGAACTTGTAATAATAATTTTACCGTGTTCATATAAAACATTACCTATTACATTATGAGGTGATGTTCCACTTACATACAAATTATAGTTTGAATCGTCTAGAAATATAAGAGACCCAGTTTCAATAACTACAGATCCCTTTTTAATTGATTCACCGAAAGTATCTTTGTCTATTGTTATAACAGAAATTGTATCTTGTATACTACGTGTAATAATTGATACTGCATTGGAGTTAAGAAATTTATAATAATTAAGTGAACCGGTTTCATAGAATAAATTGTTAATAGAATGCCATACTAATTTTTTATATGACCCATCCGGGTTAACATCTCCCAATTCTCTAACTGGTATACTGGAATATGTTCCAGTTTGCACTTTTACATTAATGCTGCTCGTTGTATATTGATTACATGCCCAAGACTTATATACTTTAAATTTAGATATATTTATAGTATTGGGATCTATATATTTATATGCCATACCGCTTGACTATTAAAAATCTATTCTGGCTTTTATAAGTGTTTCACTTGAAAATGATTTCTTAATTGGTTTACTTAACTTAGCAACTGCTAATAATTCATTAAAATCATTATATAAACCGACTGTTGTTATAAATGTTTTTGGATCATTTTGAAATTCAGAATAAAGAACATAATCAACACCATTGGAACTAGATACAAAAGTTGGGTTGTTAGTAAAATTATATTGTTTATTTTTAACTCTTACAAAATAATGAGTAGATGAAATTGATTCAGCTGATCTACCTTCAAAATATGCCCCGTTGCTAATAATGTCAAAGAAATACCCGTGATTATTTTTATATCCATCACTACCTGAATTATATAAAAATGTCGCGGATTGAGATACTATAAGTGGATCTATCAATAGTACACCATGTTTAGGATAAAATTTTCCATAGTATACAGGTGTAGTTGGATTATAAATTCCATCATTAATGCTACCACTAACAATGCCATAATAAGTATCTTCTGTTACAATGTTATCAGTAGAACCATTACTATTATCTACAAGACTTAGATATACATTATTAATACCTTTAAGAGTTAATTGCCAGTTACCTGGATCCATTGTACTCTTGAGATTTGATCTCTTAATACTAATAGCAATAAAATCATTAAATGTAGATGACTCTGTTACACCTAAAGTTGCACTGTATGTTTTAGATCCATATGTTAATATAGATTTTGGGTTATTTGATAACATAGTTGCGTATTGACCATATATAGCCTTAGTAGGTTGATCAATATCTGTAGATAATGCTCCACCACCTGAAATGTGTGCGTATGCAACTGAAAATTCAGCTTCAGAACTACCTGTCGCGGCTGCCGTCGCATATACATTATAATAATATTTTCCAGGTGAACTTGACATATCTAGACCAGATGCAGTTACGAATGTTGTCATTGTGCCGACTCCATTAGACCATAAACCTCGTGTAATTCTAGTTCTGGCATCTTGTACTATATCTTCGTCTTTATTAAATTGTGTAAATGACATTTACTTTCTCCGTATTATTTTAATTTATTAATGCGTGTAATATACTTTTTTTAACCTATCTATCTTCACTCTTATTAATTGTAACATTAAGTACTATACTACCCCCCGCTTCATTACCTTCAATATTGACTATACCTACACTTGTTAATGCTTTTCCCATTATTTTAAATGCTCTGCAAACCATTACTTGAACATTACCTGATGTTGGAATTATATTACTAGCATTTACTGGAGCAGTTTGTCCAGTAGGAACAAAAGGTATTAATTCAAATTTATCATAATTAAAATTAGTAACAGTATATCCATATGTTACATTAATATTAGAAGGTCCAATTACTATCTCTTGTGATATATCATTTGTCCCAACCACCCACGTAGTTGAATTAACTGTAATTTTAGGTATCGTAGTTTGAGGTTTTGGTAATGTAATTAATTTATTTTTCATTAACATAGTATCATCTGGTATAGCTTCTAAAAGAGGTAAATTCTCAAGTGCAACTGCGTAATAGTCTGAACCTGATGGGTTAGTTACATCATATAACCTATAATCAATTTCATCATCTGACAAAGAAAATTTAGTTATATTAAAATCTCCTTGTGCAAATTTTTCTCTACCGCGCTTTGTTAATATAGCATCTACTGTGATACTTGAATTGTCAAGATATGACATATCTGTCTCCTATTATAATGTTTCTAATTTTGTAATTCCGTTATCGTTTTTTCTTAAAATTGTATTATCTACTGACCAAACTTCTACTGGCGAATTTAAATCTAATGTTGTAGTTGAATTCTGCAAACATCCAATATATTTTTGTCTTTGTTCAGCAGTATTATAACCTAAATAATTTTTATAATGCCCATCTGGATATCCGTCAACTGGATTATATTTTTGACTATCAGATTTTCTATATTCTCCACATATTAAATAATTTGAATCAAAATTAACAATTGGATTGACTATACTGTCTAAACTACTACTAAATGAGGTAGACATATTCAATGATAATATACTATATATAGTATCAACCCCAAAATTTAATGAATTTAATTCTGTAAAAGTTTGAGGAATTTGTGTAGTTAAATCTGACACGCCACTTAAAATATCTTTTTTAATACTAGAACCTGATAATATGAGGTCATATGAAATATTTTCCGATGACATATACTGGTTTTTATATTCAGCTGCCAGGTTTATAGAAGTACTATTATCATCTATTGATAAATATGGTTTTTTATATTGATACTTAGGTCTTTCTAAAACATTTGATTCATAAATTATTCCTACTGATAATTTTGTTCTTGCAGGTATCATCTGTTTAATATGTTCAAATAAAGACTTATCATAAAATCTAATATAATTTATGTATTCTTTTATTGTACCTGTATTAGGATATAATGAAAAATAATATTTCTTAAGTAAATCTAAATCTGTATAACTTGAATCATACATACTAGAAGGTGAACCGACCCAATTGCCACTATCTTCAATTGCTAATGTTCTAACTATGTTTTCATTTAATAATTCTATTGGATTAAAATTTAATCCTAATTTTGCATTATCTAATTTTGAATAATCATATTGACCAACTTCTGTTGTTTTTCCTAATTGTAAAACATTATCTTTAGTAGTAGTATTTTCAAATCGTATTTTATTTGATGTTAATCTAGTTGAACCAATATTTATTGGACGTATTGAACTGCGGTATTGATAATAATGGTAACCAAACGGATATGTAGTAATGTTTGTCCAGCCATAAAAATTTAATCCGTTTAATAAATATAAATTTTGAGGCGCTTCATTAGATAATAATGGAATTCCGTGCCATGTTACAATATTGATAAACCAAAGTTTACTACTGTCCGATGTAAGTATTTTTGTACCTGTTGTATTAATTCCAGTAACAAGATAATTAAAGACTGCACCTGGGGTTGTATATTCTGTCCAAGTTGAACCACTGTTAGTAGAAATAAAAAATCCACCATCTGATGAACCCATAATAAGTAAACTTCCGTCACTACTAACTTTAACCATTTTCCATTGGGTGTGTCCTGCTTGATTTACCTCTGTCCAATTTGTTCCACCATCAGTGCTTAAATATGTATGGTAACCTACTGCTGATTCATATCCGGCACATAATATAATATTACCATTATCAGATGCAGCAACACTATAATAACTTAATAACGTCGGTATTGTTGAAGATATAGTTGTCCAATTTGCTCCACCATCTACTGTCTTATATAAAAATTTTTGTGTATACGGACTATATGGAATTGAAGTACCTAAAATTATAATACTACCATCATAATTAATCCAAGTTGCTTCATATATAGTATTACCTGCAAATGCATCAACCTGTGTCCAATTTAATCCAACGTCAGTTGATATGAAAATCTTAAAGCCCGTACCTAATAGTAATGTATTTCCGTCACCACTAACTGTTGCACCATTCCAACTATTGGATGCAACAGGATGTCTAGTTGTATACCAATTAGACCCACCGTCAATACTGAGAGCAGCAATTAATGCATTACTATCTCCAGCCAAAATTACAGAACCATCATCTGACATTGCAAGTGTGTTCCACGTACTACCATCAAATGTAGCAGGAGTAATGTCAGTAAACGAAGATGCATAATTTGTACTCTTCATTATTTTCGCGTTTTGATTGGCTATGACAATTGAATCACCAGTAGACGATACCGTAATTCCAGTATATTGTCCACTATTTAATCCAAGTGGTTGTACTTCATTCCAACTTGGAATAGAAACTGCGCTTGACGTATCAAAAGGCACAGGATTATCAAATGATATACGCAATATTAAATCAGTATATGATGATGTAATATAATTGCCAATTATTGATTGAGGAAATTTAGTATGAGAATCGATAGTTGATTCTAAGAGTGCACTATCCCAAAATCTCAATTCATCAATTGAGCCATCAAATGAATGCGCAAATTGTGAACCACTTCCACCTAATAAGAATGTTCCAGCAGATGCCCATGTATTATTAGATGCACTAGGAACAAATAATATTTCCTTAGATGATTCTAATATTAAATTATCATATTTTTTAACATATAGGCTATAATTCTGATCAATTTGAGTATCAATCGCATTTTCTCTTTGTATAGTTACAAAATTAAATTGACCATCATATAAACGCATATCACTTGATGTTAATGATGCATATACATTACTTCCAGTTAAAATAGAAAATTTAATTTTTCCACCATATTCAGTACCAGTTGGTATAACTGACAGTGACCAACTCCCTGGTACTTCTACGAGTGACATACTAGTTTGATCATATCCAGTTATTGGAATTAAAAATCTAAATTGGACTGAACTTGGAAATCTATTGTATAATGATGATGTCCAATCAAATTGAATACTTTGACTCATATTGAATTGAGCTGCGTACGAAAAATTATCTATTGAATATTCGTTATAAATTTGATTAACAGGATCTAAATCTGGCCCACCGTATTCAACAATTGATAATAAGGATGATGGTATACCGTAACATGTAACTAATGCTTTAATACCACGGATTGTACCTTTGGTCTTATAAAGATATGGTAAATTATTTAAAATTCTATTCCAAATTTCTAATGTTATATCTTTATATACAATATAATCAGTGTTAGGGTCGTATTGTATTTTTTCGTTATATTGTGTTAAAGGATTTAGCATATCATATAGATTGTGAAATTGGCGTTGTTACATTGAATGGCATAGTAGAAAATCCACTCTTGGCATCAAACCCAAAGTGATTTAATCTTGATATTATTAAATCTTTTGGTATACCTTTATTAATATCTGGATGTATTCTATTTATCGATGTCATTTCTTTTATATAATTATATCTAGTATCAAAAAAATGTGATACCATATTTATAAGTTTAACATATGGTTCATTAAACACATTGTTGCGTATTTCCATAGGAATAAAATTTGTTAATTTATCAGGATTTTTATTATCATATATTTCAGATTCAGTTATTAGTTCATTATACCAATTTGTTACTTGACTAGATGTAGAATAATATAATGTATATGGTTTACTTGAGTTTGATTTAGGCCATGGCTGAACAACAAATTGAACTGGTTCGTTTGACGAACTATAAAATTCATCTATATCGACATTAGATGCACTTTGGTAATATAAATATTTTTCAAATGAATCAAACGACATAAGTATATCATTTTTTAAATTTGTATAATAATTTACACTAGATGTAGCATATACTGGAGCATCTGTCGTTGCATTATATTCATCTATTTTTGAGTTATAATATTCTATACTTTGTATTTTAGTTTTAAAATTTTGTATTCTATTAACTGAAGTTGAATAATGTATAAACCTATTAAATATTCTATAGTCAGTATTCAAACTAATTCCTTCCAATGAAGAACTTATATTATAATTCAAGTGTTCATTTGTAGAAATAGAATTTTGTTTTAGTATTGTATAATTTAATAATTCGGTTTCGTCAGCAGGTATTGGATTAGTAAATACAGCAGGTATATCATCTACTAACTCTTTTAATAATTCTGATTCAGTATATAATGTTATATCTCCACGTATACTATTAATAATATCTTCTTCAATTATAAACCTAGAATAATTATCCACTTCTTCAGAAAGTGGTTCATACAATTTTAAATATAATTTATATTGATAGTAGTATGAATTAACAATTAAGAAACTATTAATATTACCAAAGTTTATATAAGTTTTCAATTTAGATATTGTGTCATTTAACGGTGTGTCATTATTATTAATAAACGCCTTAAATTCTTTATTCGAAATTAAATTGTCCAATTGTAAATCTTCTTCAGTTTTATTTATATCAGGCTCAACAATTTCTACTTCAAGTCTAGAAGTAGAAATTCTGTTTATAACATAATTTCTAGTACTATTGCCCAATTTAGGTATAGTAAATTTAAATTCATAATTATATGACCCGTCAATTATTCCAATATTTCTAAAAAACATACCAGGATTAAAAGTTAAAGTATATTTGTTATTATCATCTTGACTAATAAAGAAATAATTGTTATATATTCCTCCATCTGCCAGATTAAATGTGTTTACAGATATTAATTCTCCGGTTGTTATATCGTTTATTATTAAGTATATAATACCAAACTGCTTAAAATTATTTAGAACATCGTTATTGAAAGATGGAGATTCTACTAATTGTACGCGTTGATTATTGTTTATTGTCATATTATTAAATATAGATGAAACAAAATATTATCATAATTGAGATGAATTTGGTAATACTTTAGACTCTCTATAATCAAATGAAGTTAATATTTCTAAGCTTAAATTTGAATCGAATGTATCATTAATATCCAAATTTAAAGTAGTACTATTAGTACTGTGATCTATCTTTAAGTCTGTCGAGTGTCTAGTTTTATCAGGTAATGTGTAATGAAATCTAGCTATATACATATTAAATTTACTATCTAGTCTATAAGGCTGATTGACAACAAATCTATATAAACCCGTCCCAAACTTTATTAATCTGTTTGGAGTATCTATATACAACGTTTCATTGTTAAAATTAAAAACTTTATATAATATATCATTCTTATAAATTTCTAATGTTGGTGGTGTATTATCATTAAAATATGAGTTAAATGCTAAAATCTTATTTAATGACCAAGTTGAAGGTTTACTATAAATTGGACCATTTACCGCAATATCTAATAATAAATCCATATCAGTTAATGATAAATCAAATTTAATAAACATACCTGATTCATTATTGTTAACATTAAATTCTAAACTCTGGGTATTTATTAAATAATTAAGTGTATTTTTATATAAATCGACATATGTTACAGTAGAATTTTCAACACGTAATTGATCAGTTGTATTAAATGTAATATCATATTTACTTTCAGATAATATTAAAGTTAACGGTTCTATACAATCTGATATAAATATAGTATCTATAATTCTGTCATTATCATATTTATCTCTAATATTAAACGTGTTAATTTTTGACCATTCTTGAAATCCACTAGAATTTAAGTCATTTAAATTAATTTGTAAATTTACTTTATTAAAATCAGCTGTCCATCCTATATTAATATTCGCAACAACCGCAAATGCTGATCCAGATACAAATTCACTATCAGCAGTAAACTGTGTATTTTCATTTATATTAGATGTAATAATATTGTGTGTAATTGTATCAACTACTGTCGCACCAACATATATTCCCTCAAATTGACCAGTTGGACCTATTGCTGGAATTTTATATCCTTGTTTAAATATTAATGATGAATTTTGAATATAATAATTAGTATCAATATTATTTATGTTAAAATAAAATGGTCTATCATATGGAATATATGTTGCATATTTACACGAATATGCATTTCCAGATGTATCAAAATATGTTCTAATATATTGTGAAGTGTCATATGCATCAATTAATTCTACATATAAGTTTTTTAACCAGGCATTATATTTGTCTTCATATAATTTTAAAGTAGAAATAAGAGGTAATATATGTATATTTAAAAATATCGGTATAAATTTACCTAATATGAATTTATCATTAATTGGTATATTATAAGTATTAAAATATACACCTTGGGTTGATATGTTAACTTTATTTTCTATTGTGTGTGGATTTAATTCCTGTATAACATTTGTCACACGTTGCACCCACGTTGTAGTATCACTATCTGTGGGTGATTGAAGTATTGTTTCATTTGTTGAATATAATATAGAAGGATTATTTAATATATGTTGTACAGAAGAACTGAATACATATCTCAATGATTCTAAATCTTGTTTAATACCAAAATTATTTTTAAACATTGAATCAATAGTACCTCTTAATACAGTATTCAATACAATATTTGTTGTATTTATTGTACTATTTAATACTGCGTATTCTTGGTCCAAAGACGCTGTAGTAGAATTAAATTCCAAATGTGCTATATCATTAACATTTCTATAATCTGTAATAGAATCTGTAATTAAATTAAATCTAGATTCTGAAATTAACGTCATAGCGTTCGATGTTTTTACAATTTGAGTAGGATCTATAAGTTCATAGATTGTAGTATCTATGATGTTTTTATCTAATGTGTCAGATAGTATAAAATTTTTTGCACTTAACGTTAAATCTAAATACTGTGATGCAGTTAATGGATTACATATTGAACTACTGATTGACAATATACTATTATTATCACTAATAGTTGTTTCTATTAGATCTCGATTTATTTCAAATGACCTAATATCATTAATTATTATGTCCATACTATTTCACTATATATTCAATTTTCATATTAAAATAATAATTTACTGGGTTAAATAGTCCATTATCATTTGGTTGTTTATTTCCATAGTCATCATAATCATAGAATTTATTCCATGGCATAATAAATTCAGTATTATTAATATCGGTTTTTTCTATAACTTGGTCGACATACATTGGTGTCGCCGCACCTTTACTATATACAGTTGCAATATAATGTGCTTTCTTCGTATTTCGATTAATTATATCAATATCATATAAATTATAATCTTCTAATGACTTATTAAATTTAATTTTAAATTTACGTTTAATTGCTGTAGTATTTGGAAAATTAAGTACAGGATGAGGAAGTTTCCACCAGTCTTGTTCATCTACAGGAATTACAGATGGTAGTGTGTAATCATATAATTCATCTAATAATATTCTTCCACTTTGGTTATATGCATGTACTTTCTGTTCTTTATTAAAATATGATGATATTGAATATAGCATATTAGTAGTTGCGTCCTCAAACTCAAATTTTATGATAGCAGTATTTATCCATTCGTCATATTGATTTTTTTGAATTTCAGTCATATCAGAGTATGGAATATTTGATGTAATAATAATAAGATATGATGTATGTGTCCGAGACCAATCCACATGTCTATCTACTTTATTGTATACTCCATAATTTTCAAATAAGGCAGGTAAGCCATTTGGTGAAGTTGAAAATGTTTCTCTAACTCCATTTAAATTATGACCTTCTAACATATTAAATACCGGTTTATTAATCCACCACATAGGTTTATGTATTTCGGCTAAACCACCCCAATATGATTCAGGTCTATTTGTGTCAAATGCAGCATCGTAAATTACATTTTTATGATAATCATAATTAATTGGTGATTCGCCAAACTCTATTTCATCTATTATGGATATCCATATAATATCAAACTTAAATAAATATCCTCGTCCAGTTGATTTTATATTAAATATTCTACCACCTGATTCTGTAATCTCCATGTCTTTGTCATATAAACTTATTTCTTGACCATTATCATCTTTATAAAAAAACCGAATTGAATTTATTCTAAACGTATTATTATATTTTCTATATGCACTACCATTAAAATCTAGTCTATATCGTCCGTATTGTAAATTTATTTTATTCAATTGTAAAGAATCAAAATTTCCATTTGCATCAGGATAGAATTCATGTATTATTTTATTATTATTTATATTTGTAAGCGTTAATATTAAACCTTTTCTAAATTTTTCAAAATTTTCTATATCAGTTGTATTCCAAGGAGATGTATTTTGAATACTAAGTTGTGGATATAATGGTTCTAGTTGTAAATATTTAGAGGTAATAGGTGAAGGATTATGAGCCCATCTAATATTTAATTTTAACTCTACTGGTAAAACTCCTTCGTGACCCATTCCTTCAACTTTATACCCATAAAATCCCAATTGGTCTTTATTAATGTATATGTTCGACATACCAACTGTACTATATTCATATATAGGTACAGTATCAGATAATGTAGATCCAGTAATTACACTATTTGATGCTTGTTTAATAAATCTCAGATATGAATTATCAATATCTAGTTCATATGAACTAGGATCTGCATTTAATTCTACTATAAAGTATTGAGAATTTGGTATAGAACATTGTTTTAAGAATGATGTACGATCGGCTGTGTCGAAGTATGTATATAAATATATATCTGATTCATTACGTAATGTAACTTTTAAATTCTTTAACCAAGCATCATATTCATTTACAGTATCAACATCAGTAACTGATAATGGATATACACTTAAATTTAACTTTATATCTACAGATGATTGTGTTGATTTAAATGGTGCGTCCCAATTAGAAGTCTGCGGTGTAAAGATATTATATTTTAAAAGATCTTCTGTGACATTAAATACATAATCTGTTTTATATATTTTATTAATATATGTATCTTCTACCCACGAATATGTAGTATCCATGAATGATTTACTCATTATAATGGGCACATTTATTTTATTAATAAATTCATTAGATGAATTAACGAGTGTGTATTCATTAAATAATAAATTGTCATACGACGTATATAACATTGTCTTTAAATTGTTTAATAGATCTAGTACCTCTGTGTTATTATAATATTTAGTTGTCATTAAATTATTAATTATATTAATAACCGACAAATTAATTGTGCATGCTGTATTTTTTAATGCTATATTTCTGTATTCACGTGACTTAATTTCTGAATCATTTATAGATTGACTATATATTATACTACTTGATAAATATAAATTTTCTGTTTCTAATTGAAGATATTCAGATTTACTGATTAATAATAAACCATTAGTTGTTAAAATTTGTGGATAATAAATAAACTCACTAAAATTAGTATCTATGATTTTATCTAAATACGATGATCCAAAATTAACAGAATCAATTGAGGCAGTTATATATTGTGATGCCGTTAATATTGGAATAGTAGTATCTGATATTGATAATATTCTACTATTAATATCTACGTCAGTATTAATTTGATCCTTATACTGGGCAAATGTACCCTCGTTATTAATTATATTTGACATTATTTTATAACTTTAAATGGTACAGGTAAATCTATTATATTTTCTATAGATCCAGATACCATTTTAATTCTGATACTATAGAATCGTTCAGGATAAAATCCATCAAATGATAAATTTAAATAATTACCATTTGCGTCGCATGAAATTTTTGTACCATCCGTATCAAATGGAATAAAAATACTATTAGTAATCGCATCTAAAATACAATAATATGAAGATGATGGAATAAATTTATCTAGATACATTTTATTAGATACTGAAAACGAAGACACTGGGTATTTAGCTCGTACTCCCAAATATATTCTGGTTTTTTCTTTCCAATTATATTTTTCTTTCATATTGCGTGCATATATGTATGTGTCATTTATATCAGAAGGTACTAATGACCCGGTTATAAATGATGTGTCATCCCATACAACACTTATACGAGGTGAATAAATTGTGTGTGTGTCTTTAGAATAAAATGTTATTTTACCATACGACTCTATATCTAATTCTTCACTTGAATCTCTTTTTATTATAAATCCATTATTAGGAATTGAACCACTAATCCAACTCATAACTAGACTTGTAATATCTACATTCAAATCAGATACTTGGTCACTATATATTCCAGTCGATTGATATATGTTTTCTTCTTTCCAAAGTGATGCCGAAATTACATTTGGTAAATAATCACTACCACTATTTGTCCATGGTATACTTAATTCTCGTTTTCTATATTCCCACGTAACTCCATCTGCAGCATCAACTATTTCTGAAAATGTACCTAAACCTTCTGTCCAACTAGATGATACTGGATAAATATATAAGTTTGTATATTCACGTTGATTAATTGCAGTTGTGACATACATATTCAAGTAAAATTTAGGAGAAGATATTGTACCATTTGCAATAGAAGAAGAAATATATGCAAAATCAAATTGCATTAATATTCTAGAAAAGTTATAATCATTGTGATCAACTACTTTATATATTTCTACTAATTGGTCCTTACCTGTATTTAACAAAGGTTTATAACTGTATATTGTAGAATCTTTAATTGGATATAATAATTGATACATTGTGTTCTCTATTTAATTAATAAGTTTGAAATTTTTAATTTTTGTTCTTTCTTCATAAGTTTTTGTATTCTAAATGTCACTACCTTTTTACCATTTATAGTAGGTAACCCATATTCATCTTTACCTATTTTTTTAACTTCAACTTTTTTATTTTTAAATCTTCCGGTTAAAATTATATCACCTACTTCAACATCAATAGTAATCATTATTTCGCCCTCCCAGAAATATCTACATCTGGATATTTTACCTCAAATATACTTGGATCCATAGGCGAATAAATTATACCTTGTATAGTCGCAGATGGAATATTATATTTTTTAGTAGAATATAATGCCCCACTTGTATCATATTTATTAATAATTTTAATATTATTTACAGTCATAACTCCTTTAATTCTATCTAATATATTTGTAATCTCAGATATAATAATTGGCTGTCCTATACTCCAGTTATCTATATTAAAATATAATTTTAAACTTTCTATACACATTAATAAAACTTCACGTTTATTTACAATATTATCATATGTTGTAATATCAAATTCTACTGCAATATTAACTATGTTAGCATTTTTAATATTTACGGCATCAGTTGCCATTCTATATTCATTAAGATAATTTATTAAATTATATTTAATTGCATCGTTTAATACTGTTAAATTTTTATTTTTGTCATATGTTAAACAGTATGCATTTAGAGCAAATTGGTTTGGTATTATAGCATCTTTATCAACTAAAGAACTATCTGCTTGAACTTTAACTTTAGAAATAGAACCATATTTAGGATGCATTGATAATATTCTAACTTCATAATCTGGTAATGTTACACATCTATCTTGGGCAGAAAAATATGCAAGTGCATTATTTCTAATTTCTTCAATACCTTCTGGACCTCTTGACCCAACCGCAGGTGAAGGATTGTTACATGCTATTGAACTAATAACAAATCCCATGAGTGTATTATCTACATCTGCACTTACTTGTGTTGCATTCATATTTATAATACTTGTTAGTTCATTTGATTCTACATTTGAAGATAAATTATTACCTACTATATATCTTATAGTTAATGTTGTATTACTAGGTGCTTGACCATATGTATTAGTATTTAAAAAGTTTCTAGGATCTAATGGTTTATTAAAATATGTATAGCCTACTGTATATGGAGTAGGAATAATAAGTTCGTCAGGATATGCTGACGTTCCTGCACCAAAACGTATTTCAGTTTTACCACTTGTATTAATTCGTTTTATAAATCTTTTAGCTACAGTTTTATACATTAATAAAAATGATGTATTATATTTTGAATTAGAAAATTGAGTAATATTATTTATTGGAACATCGTCAGTAACAGTATCTTGTGCTAAGTATGGTACTTCATACCATTTATTTCCACTTGAATCATATACATCTAAAATATTTATAATATTTTCATCTGGCATTGTTATTGTTAAATATGCCTGTGCATCACCTATTGTAAATTCTTTAGTAACAATATTACCCGACGTAACTCTAACGGGTGTCTTAAGTAGAAAATATTCTATTTTATCGCCCGCCGGATTACGTCTATAGATACTAATGTCTATCGCATCTGACCCCGATATTGAAAAATCAACAACTTCGTCTGTGTAAAATTTTACAGATGGAGAAGTTTTTGACGCAACTTGTAAGTCAGATATACGAAGCGCATATCTCCAATCTGGTTCGAATTCAATAGTTCCTATCGCAGGTATTAATTGATATACATCTAGAAATGTATTTGCTACAGATGACATGCGTGGAGAATACCCGAGTGACTGCGCGTTGTTAATAATATTAGGAAAATTAACCGCAGTTTGCAAGAATGATTCTCTTAATTGAGTATCTGTATATAATGACATGACATCTGAAATATAGGACGACATTTCAATAAACATCATACCTACTGATGCATCGGAAAAATCATTATATTCGTCTGGAAAATAAACTTTAGAAAACTCAATTAATGATTTTCTAGAACTAGTATAATCTCTACCTAAATAATTTATATCTTTTATTACATTTTGAGTTGGCATGTGTTTCTCTAATTAATATTAATAGTTTCAGTTACAGTTGGATTCGTTTTTAATTTAAATGACAATCTAATACTTAATTTATTTTGGTCGGTATATTCATTTAAATAATTATTTATATCAATTGATACAATTTTAATTTCAGGAACATACTTATTTAATTTGTCAGTTATTTTATTTTCTAACTCATTATATAAATCATCAGTTAATTGTTGAAATACATATCGTTGCAAACCTATTCCGAAATTAGGATTAAAAGGTCTTTCCTTTTCCATAGTATTAAATAAAATATAAATTTTACTTTTTACTGCAGATAAAGTATCGAATGTTTGATTAAAAAAACCTGAGTTTCCTTTTTGAATTGGCCATGCTATATTTATTGCTTTCATATTGATGGTCGTCTCATTTTAACTTTTTCTTCTGTTAAATTTAATAAACTAGAATAATCTTTTGTTAATGCGTTTACTACATGATCGTATTTAGGATCTCCAGACATCGCTTGCATCAATGAATCTGTTTCAATATTTTGTAGACCGTCAGACATAGAATCTTCGGCTGTTCCGTTTACACTTGTATGTTCAAATTGAGAATAATCAGTATTATCCTGTATAATTTTACCTACGTTACTATATTTAGATAATTCAGATTTAGCAATAATACTTGCTTCATCATTTATAGAATTTAAATTGAGTGGTTCACTTCCACGTTTATTACCATTTGATAAAGTATCAACATTATCCATTAAAGGATTTCCGTAACTAAGTGAATTAACTCCATTTTTATCTTTTGCCGTATTTGATAAAATTCTATTAAGTATATCATCTTTAGAATATCTAATTTCGGCTCTAGGTTTCATTTTAGTTGTATTCTTAGGTAATTGCGGATATGTTTTAGGTGATGACGATCTAACTGCGCGAGGTGCAATATCCTCAGTAATATTAGATTTTATTGTATTTTCTAATAATAATTGAATCATTTCTTTATGTATTATTTCTTTAATAGATTGCTTAAAAGAAGTAGATGCTAAATAATTCTTTATTCTCAACTTTACTACTTCATCTATGACTTTTAATGTCTTTTTGTCAATTGACATATATGTGTACTCCTTGTTGAATTATATATAAATATAATAATTTGATTTTTATTTAAGAATTTACTTTAAACCTACCCATGATAATACTAGAGGTGTACCATTAGGTGTGACATAATTAATAACACCTGTAACTTGTGTAAGCTGTAATTGTATTATAGAACTTAAATTTCTTATAAATGATAACGGATCATTAGAAATAGGTACTTCAACCATAACTCCTTTACCACCTGTTAGTATCATATTTGTAACACCTACACCACCTGGTACAAAAGTTGATTCCATTATACACTGAGGTAATAATAAACTTAAACCTAATGTTATACCAAATACTAAGTATTTAGTTTTACCTGTAAGGTTACTTCTTATAGCACTTATTTTAATAAGATTCTCAAAATCTTTAAAATGTTGTGGTCCTATACTAATAATTTTATTTTTATAAATATCAGTTACATTATTTAGAATATCGTTTTTAATCATATTGGCCAACTGTTTAGCAAATTTCTTTTCACTGCCAAAATTTAAATCAAGTTGATTTAGAGTAGATGATGAATTTGGTATATCAACTTTAACTCTAGAAGTCATATTAGATATTTTATTACTAACAAATAAATCTAGCATATTTTTAATAAGTGATGACCAAACTATCATTGTGTTTTAGATACTTTACTTAATAACATTCTAAAATTTCTTTTAATAGATAATAATTTAGTAGTATTTAAAGGTGGACCAGATTTTCCTGCACCATTTGCAACTGTAATTTGAACAATTTCGTCTATCAAATCACCTAATAGCTTTATTAATTCATTACCCAATACTAAAGGTTGTAATCCACTTGTGTCATTAGTACTTCCTAAATTAATTTTATTTGATATAATGTTTGTTTTATTTGCGTCTATATTAAAGTTTGTACTACTTGAAATATTAACATCATTTCCAGCATCAATTGCTATAACTTGATTTGTATTTAATGCAATTCCACCACCAGAAAATAATAATAAATCTGCTAATGTAGAATTTAATACAATTCGTTCACTTGAAATTACAATTTGACTTTTATTATAATCACTTGTCTTTTTATTATATGATTTTAAAAATATTGATTTACCAGTAATAGCAGTTGTTAAATCTATAACTTCATCACTCACTAACCAAATATAACTATTATTAATTCCTTTCGTACTTGCTACATATTTTTCTTCTGTAATGTGAGATTCAGTTAATGTCTTAGATATATTACCAAATACAGAAATTTTAATATTGGGAGAATTAGTTGATGGATTATTTCCAAATCTAATATAATTTCCAAATCTTCCACTTAATATGAGGTCACCTTCGTTTGGCGCAAGCATAGGTATATATGACTTATCTTTAAAAGTGTCACCTAAAGGTATATTAGAAGCAGTATGATTTCGTTTTGTATTAGAATTAGCAAATGAATTATGTTTATATGATTCGACCTTTTGTTCTGACGATTGAATAACCGGTAATGTAGATAAACCTAATACTGAATTATTGTTTGTACGATTTAAAATATTTATTGATGACGGATAATAGTAATTTGTACCTCTAAAATTTAATATACAAACTGTCTCACCTTTAACTGGATATTGGTTTATAGATGACCATAACGGATACGCAATATTTTTAGAAATATTATCATCTGTAGGTTTATCAGAAGTTGCAGCTTCTCCATGATACTTAATTTGAATTTTTCCAATATCTAAACTTGATTTATAATGTTTAGATTTTTTATTATAAACTATATTTATAACTTCAGCATACACATCACTAGAAGATTGTCCGGGCATTGAACCAAACATGCTAGATGCTCTAGACATAACCTGTGACGGTGTTGATACTCCTGGATTTCTACTAGATTCTCTGTCTGACCCGAAATTAGTATATTCCATTATTTAGATATTCCTTCCATTATTTTTGCATTTTCATGTTGTACAATTTCTTTTGCTTTAGTAATTTTTTCCTGTAAATTTTTGAGCTGATTATCAGTGTCAAGTTTAAAACTTGATTCCTTTGACTTTTTCAAAATATCAGCTTTTTCAGTATCAGATAAAATAATAAATTCATTATTTGGTGTATTAAAATTAGATTTTGCTTGAGGTTGTATCAGGCGTTGAATTATAGCCGCAACTTTAATAAGTTGCTCATCATTTTTTACGGACACATCTAATACCTCTTTTAATATAGGTAACATAACAGAAACATCTGCTATATTTGCCAATAAAGGTTTTACTGATTCTAATAATGATTCAATTACTTTTTGTTTTTTTGTACTATTATCATAAATAACACCTAACAGGTCTGATAATGATTTATTTTTAAATATTACAGTATCTTTATCTAGGGATTCCATATTACACTTCAGTTAGTTAAGAATTTTTAATATAAATATATAGAAACAAAAAAAGGTTCAAAAATGAACCTTTATTGTTGATAATAATGTGAAATTTTATTTAAAGAATTTAGTACTATTTTTTATACGATTATATTCCATTTTAATTTCACCTTTTTCTAAATATTGAGTAATTAGAGTTTTATATAATTCTTTCATTTTATTCAATACCTTAGTAATATTTTGTGATCTACTATTAGTCATCTCTCTAATCAGAATGTATATATTTTTCTTATTAAAATTTTCAATATCTTCATAATTTTGAAGTAACTGAATTATAGCGTGGGCAATTAATATGTCAGCTTTTTTCTTAAATATAAAATTTACATTTTTTTCAAAAAATTCTGTTATTAAGATTATTAATTCTCGTTTATCATCTCTAACATTATCATATAAAATATTATGATCTTCAATTTGAAGTATATTATTTATTTCATCACTTGAATCCACATTGATTGATGTTTCACATTTAACTTTTCCGTAATTGAAGTTATTGTGTATTATCAAATAATTTCTACCTGCATACGTGAAATACGTAAATGAACTTCCTTTCTCTGGAGAATATTTATCTAAATTCATAATAAAATGAGATATTAATTCTGCTTTTTTATTTTTAAAAGATTCAGTTAAATACGGAAATTTCCAATTGTTTAAAATATTTTCTGCTAACTTCTCTAGTGCATATTTAATTTTTTGATTATAGATAATGTTACGTTTTACAGAATCAGATTCGGTATTGTATTCAACAATTGCTAAATCTACATCTGGTCCCATATATATTTTACTTTTTTTAGCCTTCTTAGTTTTTTTCATCCGGGATATCCTGTTCATTGACTGTTGTTGCAATTTTGTTATTTAGATCTATAATTACAGTTTTTAAAGTTTTATAAAACCAACCTACTTCATCTTCTGCTTCATATACATGTGATTTATCTATTACTGTTAAATTTTCTAGTGCTATTTTCATATAGCTACTTATATTATCTATAGTAAGCTCATATTTATAAATTATCTCCTGATACTTATTTTCTTTTTTATAAAAGAGATAATTTATATAACATGATATTAATAATAATATTAACAAGAATATTGTTATAAGTTCCATTTACTTTGTATTATCCATATTATTAAAAAATTCGTGAGTTATTTTATTCAATTGTTTTGATTTAAATTTAGATTCTAATATAGGTGTAGAATTATTTATTTCTTTAATTTTACCTGTTTCTTTTTTCCATTGATTTTTTTCTATAATTGTTGCCATCATATCGGCATGATGTAAGATGTGTGGTAAATCATCTTTCAGTTGTTTATCTTCTGAAAATACAACTAAATATTTATTATTGCCTTCATCATACATTCCATCGTGTAATCTTATTGCTATCATTTCCGATTGAGTAACTTTGACACCAAACTCTTGAAGCAACCATAACCCTCTATCAGGCACATCCATATACCTAATCTTACCATTGTGTATATATATTTCACCACGTTCTTTTCTCCACTTTTCATTGTGAGTAATAAAATATTCTCCTTCATCATCACCAATTTTTCCAAGGTCGTGATTCAATGCAGAAAAAACTAATGCTTCACGTGTATATGTCGGAACTAATCCTTTAGATATATAGAGATCATTTATTGATAATGCAAAGTCTACCACGTTTAAAACATGTTTAATATAACCACCAGGAAAGGCACCATGATAATAATCTCGTCCACTTGCTGGTGCCAAAATCATTCTTTCGGCAAAGTTATTGTATAATGATAAAAGATTAGTTTGTCTTTGACCTTTAATTTCTGTCGTGATTATATCTAATACTCTTTTCCAATTTTCAATTAATTGTTCTTCTGTTAACTTCATATTCATATAACTTTCTTTATTTTATTTAATAATGTAAATAGTCTACAGACTATTTTTACGAACTATTTTATTCGCATATTCATTAACAATCGGATATCCTGTATTATAGTAACCGTATACTGTTGCCCACTTTTTATATGTATTTTTTAATTGACGCTGGTACTTCATACTAAGCTTTGTATTAAGTTCAATATTATTTCGTATTTCGTCTCTTGATAAATTTTTATTACCGGATATATATCTAGCAGTTGATAAAATAAATTGAAAAGGACCTTCTGCACCAGCACTAGAAGTCTGGAACGGATTATAGTCAACCTGGTTTGGTCCTTTATATCCTGTTTCCAATCTTACAGTTCTAAATGCATTTCCGGTTGGTACATTATATTTCGGTGCATATTTATTTACTGCATGATATACTTGTAAATATGGTGGTGAAATTTTAATTAAATCAACTGAATTTGAGTTTGTTAGTGGTGTTGAGTTAGTTAATTTAAGTGATAAAAACGTGACTGAAATTAAAAATAGACACAATATAAAAATGTGTTTCATTTATTTATCCTTATTTTATTATTAAATTATTTTCCTGTTTTGTTGACGTAATCTTTGTAAAGATCATTTGAAATTTTTGAGTGAATCGCTAATGCTATTGTGTCAGAATAAATAACAGTTTTTAGATCATCTAAATCTAATACATGTAATCTTCCACGTTCATCAATTGCGATTGATGTAGTTTTATCTGTTTTAAATACAACCGCTTTTGAGGTAATATTTGTGTATACATAATTTGCGGTCCATCCTATAATTATAGATAAAATAACTATAATTAGTGAACCTAATTTAGATTTCAATACATTAAAGTATTTTACGATTTGTTCTTTTTCTTCTCTAGTTAACATAGTTTTCCTTATTAGTTTATAAATTTATTTTTTTCTAATTCTATCTTTTCCAGATATTCTTTTTGCATTTGTACTTTTAAACTTTCTATTTCTTCTTCTTTAATCTTAATTAATTTTTCTAATTCTTTCGGCTTCATTAATTTTGACTTGATAATTACCTCTTTAAGTACTGATACTATTGTACTTAATGATTCAATTGCACTATTAGTTACTACGCATATATCATATAAATAACTAAGTCTATTATTAATTATTTTAATTTGATCTATCATTTAAAATCCTGAAAGATAATCACTGTCATTTATTAAATTCCAACCTTCGGTTTGATACTTAGAAAATATTTTGAATTTAATTATTTTAAATTCATCACCTTTATGAATCTTTACAGTTTCATTTCTACCAATTTTATGTTTTGCAATAATTGGTTTAGATATAATATTTCTATCTAACATTGTAATACCATTTAAGTGATCAATCTCATGCTGAATAGTAACACACTCTAACATATGAGGATAATTAGAGTGACCTAATCCTTTCTTATTGTAATCTTCTTCATCAATTGCACCAAATATGATTGGTTCAGATAGATTGAGAGCATTAACTTTAATACCGATTGCACGTTTAACATGTGCGTATTTACCAGGAAATGATAAACATCCTTCTATAAAAATATCATTAATTAATGTTGAAGAATTATCGATTGTATAAGTTTCTATAATTTCAGGGTTAATAAAAATTAAAGGAGATGTTACATTAATAACACATACTTGTCTATTTATTCCAATTTGATTTGCACTTAAGCCAATAGCATCTCGACCATGTTTTCCTATTGTATTTAATAACTTTGTAGCAATTTTTTCACCTAAATTAATGTCATCAACTGGTAATGTTTTATTAGATAAATAATTTCTGTCCTTTACTATTTTTCCAGGTATAGTCCAAAAATGAATAGAATATTCATTTAAATTATCATTATCAAAATAATAATTACGCATTTAACAATTCCTTTATTTTATTTTTTTTATTCTTGTTTGCCAGTTTTTTTGCTTCTTTTCTTTTTTCAAATCTTTTTTCCAATTTATAATCATTCTTTTTAATTTTTTCTTTTTTAGAAATTTTCTTTGCTGCACTTTTCTTTTTGATTTCTTCCATATCAGTGGGTTTAAGAGTACCTTTTAATTCAGGTTGTTCAATTCCTTTATCATATACTGAACCATCGGCATGAACAAATCTGGCATACAATTTCCAACCTCTAGGAAATCCACTAGGTTCCTTTTTGATTTTTTCTTCGATAGGAGCAAGTAAAGTCGTACATCTAAAACATAAAACTGAAACTGCAGTAGAAGTACAACCATTAACTTCTGCATTACATTTAGAACAATATAATGTTATAGTATTTTGCTCTTTAAATTTATCTAAGTCGATCTTAGACATCTTAGTAATCTTTTTTCTTCGCATTATATTTTTGTGTTACCTAATTATTTATAAAATTTATAAATTAAATATAATTTTTAAAAACTTAAAAGTAAATAGTTTATAAAATTAATCTGCCCAATTAGAAGTTTTCCACTTCCATTTAGAAAATTTAGTAGGTTGAATATTTTCCTCACGTATAGGCTCCTGAGGTATAGGTTCTTCAATTACATTAGTATCTGTAGGTAATATTTCATTAGGTGTATCTGTTATATCATCTGGTACATCAGGTGTTACAATATTTGTATTTTTTATATTATCTTTCTTTTTTGTTAATGCATGTGTCCATTCAACATTTGTGATATGAGATTTACTATATATTGTATTCGCAGAAATAAGTAAAGATAGTGCAAGAGGATCAAATACAAATATTAATACTAAAATAAAAATTTTCACTACTGAATCCATATCAGTATTAAATGCAGTTGAAATATACATAAGAGGACCAAGTTCACCACTTATATTAACTGATTGTTTTTCTATAATCTGTTTTTCTATTGAAGATATAGAATCTGAAATTGTTGATAAATTTTTATTTAATCCTTCTATTTGATTATCTTGAATTTTAATACTTTGTTCTACACGTTTAACACTTGATACCGCACCACTTTGATATAAATTATCTAATCTACTTTCTATTGTTGTTCTATTTTGAACTAAACTATTTAATCTAGTTTCAAACCTACTATATTCAGTACTAAGTAATTGTTTTCTATTTATTAATATTTGAACTTCTTTATCAATGATGTCATAATTACCTTTAGTTCGTTGATATGCATCTGACAAATAACCAAAAATACCAGCAGATGTAATTATCATTAATATCACAACTGCAGTTACCATATATGATTTTAATAACTTACTTAAAATATTCCAATATCTATAAACTATTGTAGTTAGTACTAGTTTTCCTATTTCTAAAAAGGACGCCATTGTCGCAACTTGCAATCCTCGTTTTGAAAATAACATTGATATACCAGTTACTGAAAATAACGCAGCAATACTTGCAATTAAAAGAGATGACAATATAGTTATTAACAATAATGGTGTTATCTTCAATTCTTTTCTCTAATAGGACGACTGTCATATTCCTTGTCGACTAAATTAATAGTGTCTTCTATAATATTTAAAGCTGTATCTAAATTTCTTACAGTTTCTTCAGCAGTGATTGTGCGATTAGTTAAACCACGTTTGGTTAATTCTATTCCATTTTTTAAATTATCCAACTTACTACTTATTTGTGCTCGATATCGCATACTGTATTTCCTTATGTATTGTATTTTTATAAATATAGAAAAATTTAAATTAAATCATATTCAGTGATTTAGATCTTAATGCTATTTTCTTTTGATGGGTCAAAATCATATAAAGATGATATACTTAATTTAAGTGTATTAAACCAGTCTATACCATATTTTGAAATGATTTGTGAAAAATCTTTTATATCATGATCTCTTATGCCATAAACAGTTTCATTTTTTTTATTATAAGTAATCTTTATATGAAGAAGTTCATGTAAAATTAAAATACGTTTTGTTTCTACATTAAGTGTATCCCAAATTTCACCGGATACTTCAATTATATAATCACAATCACTAAAGTATTTTAATTCTCTACCACTCTTAATACATTTGCCGGCAATTGATTTAGAAATATTTGGATATACAGCAATGAATTCAACACGTGGTATATCTATATCTAAAGATTTAATCATATCTTCAGTTGTCAAAATTTCAGTTGCAATAGTTTTTGCTTCTGGACATTCGGTATAAGTTTTTTTATTTATTGTTAATTGTTTCATTTATTCCTCTTGATAGTTCATTATATAACCATCTACCAATTTGATAGACTTAAGTTCATATTTATAATTATATGTGTTAATCGATCCAATACTAGTTTTAAAACTTAGTGTACTTAATTTTTTATTTTTAAATTCAAATGAAATTAAACTTAAAGAATTTGTTGACATTCTACTGAAGGCGTTTATTGATAATAGGGTATTTATATCAATGTTAAAATCTTTAAATGACTTATCGTCAATATTGTATCTATTATAAATAGGATATAACATTAGTCTCAGTGTCACATTTAGATTTTCTGCTATTGAAAAATTCGGTGCAATCATAGTTGTAATAAAATTAGTATAAACCTCATCATATGATTTATTATGAAGTGTACTATATGCCCGTATTTCATTATGCAACCAACTATAATAGTTTTCCGTTATCATTTTATCAATTTTAACTAATGAAACGTAAAATTTAATAATATTATTTTCACTTTCGTTTTTCTTTACCATTTATAAAACATTTCAGTGTGTATTTTATTAATATCATTTAACATTTGAGATTTAAATCTTTTTTTAGCATTCTTTAATTTAAATGTTGACCAGAATTTTTCTACTGAACCTGAATATTCATCTGCAATATATTTTACAAATTTAGGATTGCTAAAATATTTTATATAGAAATTTTCATCTACAATTGAGTCTCTAACAAATAAATATAACTCCCACGGTTTTAATCTTAATATTTTTTTAGCAATATACCAAAAAGATAACATCTCATCGTAATATTCATCTGCTCTATAATTTGTAATCATATAACAATATAATTCAGCACTTGCCTCCAATAAATCATTATGTGTCCATATACCTATACTAAATTGAACGTGATGAATCATTTCGTGATAAACATCTGCTAGTGGAATTATATAAATATAATTTTTTTCTTTTGCTAAATTAATTATAGTTTGAGGTACGTATTTTTGAACTAAGGTAGATGTCAAATAATAATTATCAGCATCAAATACAATTGAACCAGTATCTTCGTCATACAGACACGATACCTTTTCATGACCACAATGTTTTATCCACCGTTCTTTATTTGATGTAAATACAATGTTTGGCGTACTCAAATCACTATATGCTAAGAGCATACACAACCTTTGCCACATATATTCTATGGATTTATTATTTACTTCTCTTTGAGATGTAGTTAACAAAAATCCACTATTAATTTCTTTCATGTGATAAAGTTTTTAACTTAGATATTAATTTAAATAAATCTCTTCTGTCATTGTTCAACATATTAATTTTATATTTAATATTATTACTAGTTATATCAGAATTTGATATTAACAAAAATTGAGCGATGTTGAAAGCAAAAATATCTATAGCTGTAATATGATTTTCTATTTCTACTAATATGTGCATATTATTCTATATTACCTACAACATAATCTTGCCAATATTCTGGAAGAGTATATAATAGTGATACAGGAAATTTAATTTTTTCTATTCTACTAGGTTTAATTAAAATCCATTTATATTTTTTATGATATGCATTTAGTCCTTTTTCATTAAATAACTTTATCAATGTTGATTTTTCATTTAATGACATCGGATATTTTTCTATACATAAGTCAAAAGTAGATTTGCCAACATCAACATGAGGCATTTCCATTATTTTTTTCATTTTCATTTTAATTCTCTATTATGATTTACTGATTCTATCATTTTCTTTAAAATACTTTTTAAATTCTTATTGGTAGTAGTGTTGGGCAAATCTTATTAGGTACATCACATTATAAATTAAATCTTAATTTCATAACACTGACTCTAATTCTTTAAATTCTCCATCATAATATTGACCACGACTTTTAATTTCTTTATTAATTTCCTGTTTTAATAAAATTTTAAGTAATCCTATTAAAGAACAATCACCTAAATCCCATAATCTGTACATCTCATTTGTTTCTGGACTATCATCTAACAAAGATGTAATTGTATATATATCTACTTTACTCATAATTAATCTTTAATAAATTTTTCTTTAATGACACGCCATTTATAATTTCCACTTGAATCTTCTCTACCTCGAATAACACCCTTATTAACAACTGCGTATTTCATTTTCATGTTATTTACTTTAGATGTATAATCTATTCCAGTATTTGTATCTATTGCACGATATACATCTTTGTTATTAACCTTAGATACAGTTAATGTTAATATAATTTCTGTATCTTTGTTAAAATAAGATTGTTGTTTTTTAACTTTATTCTTAAGTTTTACTTTTAATTCTTTATTATAAATATTAGTAGTATCCCCTTCTTTTAAATTATAGTATAATACATTCAACCAGTTTATAACGTTTGGTTCATTAATCACAGCTTGTTTAATTTTTTCAAATTGATTATAACCCAATGGTACTAAGGTCTTAGTTGTATTAGATTTTGTTAAAAATAATTCAGCAAGAGATGCATCTGACATTCTAATAGGAATATTAAACTGTTCAGGATAAATATTATCAAGTTTCTGTGAACCAGTTTCAATTCTTATATTATTAATTGTTACCCATAAATTAGGATATGCTACTTTGAAATCATTTAACTTTAATATTGCCATGAAAACCTTTCTTTAATTAAAACTACCATTTAATAATGTATTAAAATAATCTTTTAATACATCATCTGTATATTTGTTATGATAAAATAAACTTGTTGCACATGAAGTAATAAATGTATGATTATGTGATGAATTATTTTTATTAATAACCAATGCTACATTTTTATTTAATATGTGTCCCCATGCAACTTCACATAATACACCAGTTGAAACTTTAGAATTAAGACCATCGGTAAATGGTTCTATAAGTGTTGCAAATACGATGTCAGATTGATTAATCATCCATTTGTCTCTAGCAAATATATTTTGATAATTCCAAATAGAAATGTTTTGAAGAGGATCTAAATTTTCATTAGTTAATACATCACCTGGCTGTATACCCCAGTTATGTAACTCATTCTTAATCATTTTTCCTGCCATTGGATTCAATACATTATAACCTTGCATTCGTAATACTTGTTCCCAATAAGAATAATAATCAATTATATTACCTATTGGATTGTTATTCATTGGCGCTGAAATATAAACTTTCAATTTAATCCTCATTTATAAGTAAAAATTTATTGCTAATTGATTTAAAAGAAAATTTAGGCAAATCTACTGTTCTAAACACTAAACCTTCTCTATCTAATTCTGGATTTAACAGAGATTTACCATCTGCCATAAGTAATAAATCTTGACCTTCATACACAAAATTTGAATCTACAATTGGAACACTATTCAATTGAAAATAGTTCAACATAAACAAAAATTCATTATATGATAAATATGATTGGGTATCTATATTAAATATACTATAAACATATATTTCCGCCTTGGTTCTTTTATAAAGATTTCTTTGAATTCCAGGTCCAACTAATTCACCTTGTATAGCTAAATTACGTGAAAAAATTTGCAATTTGTCAATTAGACCCATTTCAGTAAATGTTTTAATATATTTATTATTTACATCAGACATATCTAATTCTAAATTTCTGGAACATACACCAACACGACCATCTTTAACATAAATGGTAGTTGAAGTTCCATCAATCTTTTCAGTTACATAAAATTTATTACCTGAATATTTTGATAATACCATACTTAAATTTTGAAATCTTTCTTCGTCAGTTTTCGGAATAAAAGATGGAAATAAACCTATAACTTTACCATTTAGACATGCAGGAATTGGAGGGTCATATAAAACAATACCTAAAATATCAGTTACATCTCTGAATAATAGAGAGTGACCTATTTCATTGTCATCTTGATCAATTGACATTAAACCTGTTATAACATCAAGTGGTAAAATTAATCCCTGAGAAACTTGACCTTTCATTTTAATGGTCTTAAGTCTAAAACCTTCACGTCCATCGGGAAATTTTCTGTATGATGATTTTCTTAAAAATTCAAATTCAGGTTTAATAGGTAAGAATGAATCTACTTCACAATATATGCATAACTCACCAACTGAAAATTCTCCTTTTTTAATAACAACTTGCCATCCATCTACAGTTGCAACTTCAATTTTATCTGCATTTGGTATTGGTTTAATATTTGAAATTCGTCTTATAGTTGCTAATTTTCTCATTTGGTAACTCTCCATACTATAGTATTATCTTTATTAATAGTACCTTTAATTCTACCACTTCTAGTAAACGCGTATTTTAATTTTGCTTGATTTATAAATTGAGTATAATCCTCATCTCCGGCTTTTGCAAAATATTTATTATTTTCAAACGTAGTAGTTACAAGAAGATGTACTTTATTCACATCTGTAAGTGATAAAGTTTCAATTTTAGGTTTTTCTATTTTAATAACATTTGTTTTTATAGAACTTTTGGGCCATTTTGATACACCAATTTTAATTTCTAAAAGTTTTTTTGCGATGCTCATTTAAATAACCTATTAAATATAACATTTTAACTATAATAAATATTAACTAATTTAATTTTATTCGTAATCTTCTCTACTAATATTGATAACGAATGGAAATCTAGGAATTCCACCTGGTGTATATTGGAAGAATTTTATTGTACAGGATTTACCAATATATTTCTTTTTATTAACTAATAAGTCTCTACAGAAATCATTATCAAATTTAAGGTTTGAATGAAATGATTTTCCATCTTTATTATGAGTGATGATATTTCCGGCAATTCCAGTTCTATTTCCGTCACCTTCTTCAATATCATCAATTGGAAATTCTTCATCCATGAAAACTTTGTATTTTAATAAATTATTTGACCGTCTTTGTTCATATGGTTTATCCAATCTGATAATTAGACCTTCATACATTTGATTAATCATGCTTTCTAAATAATCATCAACTTCTTCTTTGTTACATTCCAACGTATCAACTAAAACTATATGACTTGTGTTATAGTTGACTTTCTTATTTTCTTTATGTAATTTTTCAAGAAATTTAATTCTTTCAGAAAAACTAGGATTAATTGTCAAGATAACATCATAGTTCCAAAATTGAATAACATCTTCAGATTCTTTTAAATCTTCTAAAGTTGGTTTTGTTTTTTTTGCAATTGAAATAATTTTATTGAAATTTTCCGATAAACTATGATTGTATAATTCTCCGTCGAGAGCAATAATATCCGGATATTTATCAAAAACATATTTTACTTCTTTAAAAATATGTGGGGCAGCTAAAAGTGGTTTTCCGTTTCGTGACCACATTCCGTGTTTCGTTATAATACATCTAATTCCGTCTAGTTTAGGTTGGACAAAAACTTTTCCAGAAACTTTATCTTTAATATCTTCCCATTTTGCTGCCAACATAGGTTGAATGGTTTGAACAAAATTCTTTTCGTCTATATTAGAAACTGATTCTTTATATTCTCTTTCTAGTTTTCTTTCTCTAAGACGTTGAGCTTGAAGTTGTGCTTGTTCGACAGGAGTTGTTCCATTTATTTTTCCGTCATTTTTAGATTCACAAACAGTCCATTTTGAAATTATTTTTTTCCCAGAAGTTTGACCGGTAATGGTTCGATACTTATTACCTTCTACTTCAATTGTCCACTCTTGGACTGAACCAAGTTTTGTACGTTTATAAATAGTTGGAAATTTCATCCAGTTTTTCCTTTGTTTGTCATTATTAATATATTTTATTTAACTATTAAATATAATACAATTCTACATAAAAGTACATAGAATTTGTTATTATTTTAAGGTGTTTTGATTAGTTTCAAATATAAAATAAGTATTCTTTTATGTATTTTCAGTCTACTTAGAGATGGTTTACATTATTAATTTTTAATATGTGTTGTCAAATAAACATAAATATTTAATAGTTGTTTTACACATTTTAATATTTTACTTCAGTACCTGTACCGTGATAATAAGTAGGTTCATAATTAAATACAAGTTGTTTTGTTGGATTAACTTCTTCTAATAAGAAATAATTTAGATCATTAATAATGTAATTTGAATTTATTGCGACTGGAAATGACATATCAGCCAGTCTAAGATATAAATATAATGTATTTCCATTTTGTAGTGGACAACTAAAATAATATATCTTACCGTCAAATGAATTACATGTAATACATAAATCTTTATATTTAGTTTTTACATTTTCGTCATGAACAAATCTTTTCATTTTAATCCTTATTTTTATTATAAATAGATGAGGGTAATCTTTAGAAAATATATAGAAGGTCTAGGAACATATAATTCTACACAGACATTATTTTCATCCTATCCACATATTTACATTTAATTATTAATCTATTAATTTCATATATTCTTTTGGAAACATCTTTGCAAATAAATATTTTAATCTATCATAAAATCTTACTGCACCAGATTCTCCACGTTCATATGCTTCATATTTATTCATAATGTTATTATATAATTTAAGACCCAAATTATTCAACATTATTGTTTCTTTAGTAAAGTGATTCTGAACTGGCCATAGCGGAATTTCTTTATATAAAGATAAATCTAAATCAAATTCATTTGCTAAATTATATTCACCCATTGTAAATTTCATATTTTTTACCTATTTTAAATTTATGAATCTGTTTCCAGTTGTTATATCTGATCTCCAATATAATAATCAATTACTCTCCTTCTAAATTTTTATCTGTTGCAAACTTTAATATAAGTTGAATGGCACAACTGGTCAACACTTGTGTTCTTATATATCCAAGACCCAGCCATTCAACTTAATTTAAATTAAAGTTTTTAACATTATTTAGTTTGTAGTTTTTAATTTATTTCGACTAATTATTTATAACTATATTGACCGGAATTTTTACTTAGTCTATCGTATAAAACTACATTTACTGTTGCGGCTAAATTCATACATCCATTAGTCGGTATATAAATAATATCTTTACACCAATTTGTTATTCGTTTTCCAAGTGTTGCATCCTCTGCCCCAAAAATGTAAAATGCTCGTTGTGGGTGATTATATTCGGGCAATGGCGTTGCACCATTAATAAGATCAACAGCTACAGGCACACAGTCAAAAGGTATAATATCATGCAAATCATCAACTTGAAACAATGGAAGATACCTAACACTTTTCATTGTATCTGTTGAAACCCGTTTATACCTTTTACCAGTAGTTGCTAAAAAGGCTGCGCCATATACACCACACGCCCTCAATGCACTCCCTATATTTGCATCACATTTGGGGTTATCTAATCCTATACCACAATACCCATACGCGCAAAAATCTCGGCTAACTAATCGAGTAGTGTTCGCTTTCATATTCTTCTACCATCCATTCTGCGGCGCATTGTGACTTAATGGGATTTTTAGAACTTCTGCAACTATCACACAGGTGTTCAATAACATAATTCCAAGCGTCTTCTCTTGTATTAAAATCTTTTTTACTTGGGTCGGGGAATTTATCATTGTCCCCATAAGAAAGTAATGTTGCTTCATATTTTTTCATAATGTCCACTTCTCATTGTTTAACTCGCCACCCAAATCTGACTTCACTATCGCTTCGTCAGGCTCAATATGTTATATTTAGTTTTGACTTTCAACCATATATTGATCAAGGTTTTGAGTCAATCAATTAGCAGCTACTCTATTAGTCAGAAAAATTATTTGTCGGGTGCAAGTCTAACGCAATTAACACACCCATTGTTTTTGTTTTTCTGTTTATGGAGTCTATGTCAAAAAAATCATCGTCAAAGTGAATATCTATGTCCAATGCGTTTTTCAAAATGAAGTCGCCTTTATCTTTATTATTTGTTGCGTATACATTGTCAGTTTTTATTCCTATTTTTTTTGCAAGCTCATAAACATCTTTCATACAATCAGACCAACGGGAAGTAATAATATAAACTTGTACCCCACTCTTTAGCAAATTTGTCGCAAGATCTCTCATTGTTTTTTGTGTTAAAGTACCATCAAAATCAAAACTGATTTTCTGGCTTGCAACCGTCTGTATAGATGTGGTTTTTGTTTTATTTAAGTTTTGTCTCATTTAATTTGTTCTGATTAATTATCTGTTTTGTATAGTAAATATAACAATAATTTCAGTAAAAATACATAGAATTCTTATTTAATTTATACGTGTATCAAAATAATACATATGTATCAAAACGATACAATATCATTTATTTGTTTTGCAATATTTTAACTTTTCCCCCATTGGTAATTTACCGACAGTATATTTAATAGTTAACCAGTAAATGCTATCATTTTTATTTAGCTGCCGCCCGTTAGATAGTTTAGTTATAATTATTTTGAGCTATAATACCACAAATCAAATAAAGCTTACCTTCTTTATAAACGAATATTTTATTATCAGTAGAGTTTGAGAATCTCCACATTATCGCACTGGGCGGTAATATATCTTCCTCAACTATCAGCACTCTGCCAAACATTGCTTTATTTTCTGCTTTGGGTAGTTCGTTAAATGCGTTGTAATATCTTTCTTTTAATTCACACAACTCTTTACTAATTTCAAATTAAAATTCGACAAACTTTTGTTTGTTCCTTGTGTTAGTTATTAAATTTATTTCCGCCGCTATTAGCAGCTACTCTGTTATGCACCTGCTATATTCTTATTAAATTCCTTAATGGTTTTCTCTGCTAACTCATAGAGTGCATTCATCATATCAACATGATTCTTCCACCAGTATTTTCCGCAAAGATGCAAGTATCCATCTTGTTTGTCGTTTTCTTCCTTTTCACCAAACCATAAATGGGAACATCCATCCCATTTTATTGTACCTGTTACATATAATTTTAAATCACAAGGCACATCA